TCAACCCAGAAGAGACCTTTCTGCCGCTGCCAGTTCGTCGGCATCATCGCCGCGCGCGAACAAATGGCCGTAACGGTCCATCGTCATCACGATCGAAGCATGCCCAAGGCGCTCTTGAACCATCTTTGCCGGCAGGCCGAGACCGCCGTCTTCCTTCCGGTTGATCAGCCAGCTTGCGAAGAAGTGGCGCAACGCATGCAAGCCCGTGTACTTGGCCTTGAGGATCGGCCTGCCCCTCTTGTCGAGGTTACCGGTATCGACCGTTACGCCCGCACGCACCATCGCCGGCTGGAGGCCCTTTTTCACGACGTTAGCATGTGAACGGGAATCACCATCCGGATTGGCGAACACAAAGCCCGGCTTATTCCCCTGCTTGAGTTTCAACTCTTTAAGCGTGTTGATGACAAGCGGCGGCACTGGAATGGTTCGTCTCCCAGCTTCTGACTTTGGCGGGCCGAGTTCGCGGTACTGGTCGACGCGCTGACGGATGTTGATCTCACCGCGTTGGAAATCCACATCCTGCCAGCGCAGGCCACGCAACTCCGACGATCGCATGCCGGTAAAGACTACGGTCAGAAGTAGCGGACGCCAGTTGCCGTCTAGCGCGCTAAGAAGAGCCCTGACCTCATCACGGGTGGGAATATCGGCTCCGACCTCCGGGCGTCCCTTCTGGCGCTTCTCTTGGCGCCGGTGGCGGCCTTTCCGGCTTCTCCCGATCTCACTCACCGAATTGCGCGTCGCCAGTCCGCGCTCCATAGCGTCCGCCAGGATGCCGCCGAGGGAGACAAGGATTTTCTTGATCAACGCGCTTGACCGGCCGACCGCCCTGAGCTGATCTTCAAACTCCCGGACGGCGGGAACCGTCAGCTTCGAAATCAGCGTGTCGCCGATGAAGGGCTCGATATGAAGCTTCAGGTGCCGGCGCCGCTGATCGAGCGTGCTCCTCTCAAGCCCCTCCCCCTCGCCGGTGGCGATCCACAGCTCGCCGGCTTTCTTCACCGAGATGCTATCACCGTCGGCGATATGAATGCCGGCCTGGATCTCGCTGCCCGCCTTGATAATGAACGCCTCGGCCTCCTTCTTTTTGCCGAACGTCTTGCGGCGGCGCTTGCCTCGGTTATCGACATAATCGGCCTGCCACGCCGTCTTCTCTTCGCCGTCCGGCCCTGTCCATGTGCGCTTGCGTACTGACATTAGATCAACCCTCCCTGTCTTCTCCGTCATTTCCGAACTCGAACTTAATCATCCCAGCGTTCGCGAGGTTGCTCATCGCGCGCCCCTTCAGCGCCTCGATTTGGAGGCGCACGTCCTCGGCGGTCCAGCTCGGCTGCGCGAATAGCAGAGCTTCCATCGCGGCGAGCGCTGCCGAGCGATAGCAGTCGGGATCATTGACCCAGGTATCCTCTTTCCAGTCTTCGCGCCCCGCCGCCATCGCGGCTCTTTGACCGGCGGTGCCGAAGTGGGCGGCGACGAGGTAGAGCGTCCGCTTGAGGTCCGGCCCGCCAAACGCTGCCTCTTCCTCGAATGATCGTTCAAGCCGCACCTCGGCTTCTTGGCTTTGGGTGCGCCCCACTTCACGCGCCGCCTTGTCCAGTTTCGACTTTATGGCCGCCGTGACCTTGAGGCCCAATGAAACCCGCTTGCCGGGCTCGGCTTCCTTTATCGGGCGGCCAATCCGCTTCTGTTCATTTGTCATCTGTGATCCCCTTTCGTCCTATTTCTTACGATCAGTAGAAAGTGCTTGTCAAGCAGAACTGAAGCTGTCAAGTTTCTTACGAACACAAGAAAGGACTGCCCGATGATGACGAAGCATGAAGACAGACGCGAAACATCCAGCGTCGAGGAGGCGGCAGAGAGATTGGGGATTGGTCGCAATCAAGCTTATCAAGCGGTCCGGCGCGGGGAGCTTCCCCACATCCGCATCGGGAAACGAGTGCTGATCCTGAATGCTGCACTCGATCGCCTTCTAGCAGGCGCCGAATCAACAATGGGATCGTGACGATGCCGATGGAAGAGCCGGAACTGAAGGACGACATTCTTTGGGGCGCATCCGCTATCGCCAAGGAAATTGGGCGTAGTGAACGCACGACGTTTTACATGCTTGAGCGGGGCGAGCTCGACGCCAGGAAAGTCTGCGGCCGTTGGGTATCCACCAAGAGCAAACTGCGCAGGCAACTAGCCGGCGAGAAGTCCTAATAAAACCGCCGCGAGGGACGCGGCGGCTCGATTGGGAACTGACGGGCATCGGCAAGCGCCCCGAAAATTAATCCCATCGAGTTTAACGCGCAAGATCGCGGCGGTTCCGAGCAAAAGAGGAGCCGTTTATGTCGCAATCGCCTTTCCACAGGCCAGCGGAGCGAAGCGTTGCACAACGCGAGAAAACCCGCGAGCGTGTGCGCCGACATCGTGCAGGGAAGAAGCAGGCGGCGGCGATTGAGTTCGTCAGAACGGATGCCAGCCTATTCCTGCACCCGGATCGCTTGTCTCAGAAGGCTGGGGCGCCCAAGGCTCACCTGCGCCGGATGGCGATCAAGGAACTGGTCGACAACGCCCTCGACGCTGCGGCGACGGTGACCCTGGTCGAAGTTGACATCAACACGTTCGTTACCTCGGATAATGGTCCTGGGATCGCGCCCGAGAAGGTGGTCGAGCTCTTTTCCGTCACGCGGCCGATGATGTCGACCAAGCTAATACGGCGCCCAACCCGAGGCATGGTTGGCAACGGACTGCGCGTCGCGACTGGTGCCGCATTCGCCTCGGGCGGCAAGATTATCGTCGAGAGCCGCAAGGTCCGCCAGGAACTCGACTTCGACCGCACCACCGGCGAGACCATCGTCACCGCAACGGACGACAGCGATATCGCCACCGGGACCAGGATCACGATCCGGTTCGGCGACGCACTGCCGATTGATCCGCAGGCGACCGCCTGGGGCAATCAGGCGATCCAGCTCGCGGGACCGGCAGCAAAGCCGATGTTGACACATCCGAATTGGTATTCGGCCCCGGCGTTCAAGGAACTGATCGAAGCAGCGCGCGGCACGGCGCAAGACCTTGCAAATCTGTTCGGCGTCGAGTTGTGTAACGCATCCGGAGATCCGGTTGAGCGAGGTCAATCGGACGCGTCGGAGCGTTACATCGACCCTGAAGCGCCCGCATCCGAACTCTCGCTCGACATGCTGAACCGTCTTGCTCCGCCGCCACCGAAGCTCTTGCCGGTCCCCGAGGATTCTTTCGACGGTAGCTACAGGATCGAAAAAGCCTTGGCAGTGATCGGTGGCGCGGTCCCTGTGATCGTCCAGGCCTGGGCCAGACAGAAAGGCCGCAACGGTGCGGACGACATCACCCTGATCGTCAATCGGACCCCGACCGTCGCCGAACTGTCGCTTTACTCCGGCGGAGATTCCTATTTCAAGGGCTGCGGTCTTTTCTGCGGACTGGGGCAGGTTCCGAAGGGTTCCTATCATCTGACCATTGCCATCACGACACCGGCCATTGCGCTGATCAGCGATGGCAAAACGCCTGACCTGACGCCGTTCCGGGGATACATCGCCGCTGCCATTGGGTCGGCATTGCGTAAGTCGCACAGGCCGATCAGGCGGGGATACACGATCAAGGACGCTGCCTATCTGGCGATGGCGGAAGCCTATCTGAAAGCCAGCGCAGGCGGCACGCTGCCCGCAAACGCAAGGCAGATCATGTACGCGGCGCGACCGGCGATACTAGAGATGACCGGCCTTAGCAAACTGAACGATGTCTATTTTACCCAAACGCTGTTGCCGGCCTTCATGGAGGAAAACCCAGAGACTTCGGCGCATTGGGATGTGGTCTACGATGCGCGCGGGCATCTGGTCGAGCCGCATACTGATCATTCGATACCGCTCGGCACACTGCATGTTCGTGAATATCTCCAGCGCCAACGGCGGCACGACACCGGCGCGCTGATCTCGACCGGCGGCCTGCACCAGACTGCCGGTCCCGGCGACCGCTACGGCGCGGTGCTGTTCCTTGAAAAGGAAGGTTTCGAGCCGCTGTTGCGGGCAACACGGATCGCGGAGCGCTTTGATATCGCGGTCATGTCGACAAAGGGCATGTCGGTTGTCGCTGCCAGGGCGCTGGTCGACCGGCTTTCCGCACAAGGCCTTCCGATCCTGGTCGCGCACGATCTCGACATCGCCGGAATCAGGATCTTCGGCACGCTGGGATCGGACAGCACGCGCTACACATTCACCAGCACTCCGGACATTCGGCGCCTGGGCCTGAGGCTTGAACAGGCCGAAGAGATGCGGCTGCAGGCCGAGCACCAGCAGATCGAGGGCAACCACCACAAGGTGATGAAGGGGCTTCAACGCTACGGCGCAACTCATAACGAAGTGCTGTTCCTCGCCGACGGCCGGCGCGTCGAGTTGAACGCGATGTCGTCGGACCAGTTCATTGAGTGGCTTGAAGCCGGGCTCGTCGAACACGGCGTGCAGAAAGTCATCCCATCGGTCGAGATCATCGAACAGCGGGCACGGCATATCCTCGGCCTGCAGCGAATCAAAAAGGAGATCGCCGATCTAGAATGCCGCGCGCGGGAACAAGCCGCTATGGTCGAACTCCCTGCCGATCTTGCCGAGCGCATCCGCTGCGAATTCGAGCGTGATCCGTCGATCCCATGGGAGGATGCGCTTGGCCTAGCCCTCGACGGTGAGGGAGACGCGTCATGAGCCACGACGCCGTCCGATGGGCACGTGAACAGCGTCTGGGTGATCCGGTCGGCAAGAATGTTTTGGTTGCCCTGGCCGAACACCACAACGGCAAGACCGGGCAATGCAACCCCAAAGTTGCGACGATCTGCCTAGAGACCGACTTCTCTGAGCGTGCGGTCCGCAAGGGCTTGGCCAAGCTAAAGCAATTAGGTCTCATCCGGGTCGAGGGTGGCGGCAAGGCCGGAAACAGCTATCAGCTTTTGGGTGATTTTAACCGGCACGCGGTGCCGGATAACGAAGCCCCGGAACTGAATTTAACCGGCACGAGCGCCCGTCTTACCGGCAGGTCGTGCACCCCTCAACCGGCACGTCGTGCACCCCCTTATAAGGAACCGGAAAGGGAACTGGAAAGAACCATGGGTGGGTCGCGCAACCGCGCTCCAACGCGCGAGCAAGGCTGCCGCATTCCCGAACATTTCAGCCCTGACCGTTCTGTGGCCGTGGCCGAAGGCATGACCGCCGAAGAAGCACAACGAAGCGCGCTCAACTTCATCGACTACTGGAAAGCCAAACCGGGTGCCGCAGGCCGCAAACTCGACTGGGGTGCAGCTTGGCGAATTTGGGCCAGGAAGGATGCCGCCGACGGAAAGCGCAAAGGAACAGATCGCCGGCAGCGTCCACCCCACATCGCAGAGCAAGCGTTGGAAGCGGCACGCCAGGCCCACGAGAGAGAACAGCAAGGAGGACATTCCGATGACGGAGTCGAACCTGCCCGCAGCCCAGCCCGATATATCTCGCGCGGCGACCGACACTGAGAAGCTTGTCGTGCTGACCCGCCTGCTGTCGGCTTACCCATGCCGCACGCCGAGCGATTTCCGGCTCGTCAGACCGGCCTACATGCAGGCGCTCGAAGACGTTGGCCAATGGGCGCTTTTCGAGGCCGAACGTCGGATCAACCAGAATTCGCTCGGCCACGCCTTCATGCCATCGCCGAGCGAATTGCGGCGCGAAATCGACCGCGTGATGGAACCGTTTCGCGAAAGAGCACGGCGGGCCGCCGAAGAGCGGAGGCTCTACCAGTGGCCCGAGGAGCCCCGCGCCCTGCCGGCGCCGGCCGGCGATCCGGAGGCCGTCGCCAAGTGGCGCGCCAAGCGGAATGCTGACATGGCGGCAGCAGCCGTGAAGTCGGCAAGCGCTCCTTTCGATCAGGCGCTGTTCGCCGACAAAGACCAACGAGTGCAACGGACACCTGCCGACGCGGTTTCAGATTTCCTGGCGCGGCAGGAACGTCGGCACGATGCGCTTCGATCGGAGTCGGGGACCGAGGCCGGACATGACGACGGATGACGACGCGGTTACCCGGATTGAGCAGCGGCTTGATCTCGAAATCGCCGCCACTGCCAGACGCCTCGCTGAACTTGTTGAACAGCGGGCGGCGATGGCTGCGGATGCGAAGCCCACCGCCGACGTAGTGGATGAACTCCGCCAGGCCGCAGCCGACATGGGTATTTCAGTGTTCGAGGACACCGTCTCCGAAGCTGACGCGGCGAGACTTCTCGGCCGGTCTTTCCTAACGTTGCGAAACCGTCGCTTGGCCGATCAGCCAATCCCGTTCGAGCGCGTTGGTCGCAGCGTCCGGTACAAGCTCCAAGTGCTCGCCAAGCATCGTGGAACCGGTACGTAACGAACCGGAAAATCGGTACGAATCGAACTTTCGCGATCTCGTCAAAGCGCCGATCCTTGGGCAAATCATTCGAATGCAGGATCGCCACCATGGTTTCCGTTGAAATTCTTCCAAAGGGCATGACCTTCACCCGCATGGCGCTCGCCAAGGCGCTCGGTGACGGTGACGATTTCAATGCCGCCGGAATAGCGGAGGCGCGATGGGGTGCTTCGAGCGCACCGGCACGTATCCTTCGAGCAGTCGGCGCCGGCACCTATGCCGATATGGGCGGTGAGTTCAGAGCTGCCGCAACCGAGTTTTTCTCCGTCGTCGAGCAGTTGTCAGTTCTCGCTCGGTTGACCGGAATTCGGCGAGTCCCGCTGCGGACGCGCATGCTGACCGCCACCTCCGGAGCTTCTGCTTATTGGGTCGGAGAAGGCCAACCGAAGCCAGCGGGCAAGATGACGTTCACGTCCGGCTCGCTGCCCTCGCTCAAGGTCGCCGCTCTCGCTGTCATCACCGTAGAGCTAGCAACATCCTCTGATCCGGCGGCCGAACTCGTCGTTCGCCGGGATATGATCCGCTCCATGGCCGAAGCTATCGACGTGGCATTGCTCGACCCGTTAAACGCTGGCTCTGCCGGTGTGTCGCCTGCTTCGATAACCCACGGCGTTACGCCGATTTCAGCTGGCGCCGACCCCGCCGCCGATCTCCGACTTCTGATCGAAAACTTCGCGGGCGATTTGGAGTCTGCGATCTTCATCACGACGCCGAGTGTGGCGGTTTCACTCGCTTCCGCCGACCGGCCGGGCATTGGCCTTCGTGGCGGCGAACTACTCGGCGCACCTGCTGTCACCTCTCGTTCGGCACCTGCTGGCGCGATAATCCTTGCCGACGTGTCGGCCCTCGCTCTCGGTGAAGGGGCGAGCGAGATTCGCACAAGCCGTGCAGCCACGATCGAGATGCTCGATGCTGATCTAGTCCAAGACGCCACGACCGGCACCGGCACCGCGCTGGTCAGCCTTTGGCAGGCAAACTGCCTCGGCATCCTCTCCGAGAAGGAAATGAACTGGGAAATTCAGCGAGCGGGTGCGGTCTCGATGATCACAGGCGCCGACTACGCGCCGATCGTCAGCTGATCCCTGGAGGTCATGCAGATGGGCACGTTTAACGGACAAGAATTCGGCAAGGAAGTCGTCGCTATCGTGACGGACTATCTCGAACGGACCCTGTCTCCCATAGCGGCTCGTCTCGACGCGGTTGAGGCCCGTCTCGCGCTTCTTGAAGCTCAGGCCGGCGCGACAAAGGCCAAGCCGATTGTTCGCATCGCCGCGCGCTCGGGGCCGACAACATGATGACGGTCGATGACGTCCAGCAGGTCGATGCGGTGCTCTGCGAGGACGGCCGGAATGTCGGCTTTTACGCTTGGAGAGCCGACGATGAATCGATCTTCTGGTCGATCTCGCTGGGGCCGATGATAGTCAACGAGGACGCCTTCGACGACATGCTGCCGGAGTGGGTTACGCTTGGCTGGGAGATGCTCGTTCAGCAGGCGTAGCGGGGGGGGTGGGCAAAGCCAAAATGGCCGGCCGGCAAAAGACCCGCGCGCCCCTCACGGCCGGAATTTTTTTTGGCGCCGGCAAAACATCGTCACGGAGGTTTTTCCAGTCCGCTATGAAGGAACCTTCGACAGGAATATGCAAAGGCGGTCGGCCGCCGCATCGCCCCTCTGACACGGACCGGCGGATTGTTGAATTGGCCGCCAGCTATGCCGTTCCTACTATCAAGATCGCGGAACTCCTGGCTATCAGCCAAAAAACGCTTTTTCGGCACTACCGATCGCAGCTCAATGTGGGCGCCGCTCGCGTTGAGGCCGCGCTCGCGCTGCGGCTCTATGAGCTTGCCGCCGGCCGGGGCGACATCGCTCTCCGGGCGACCATCTTCATATTGAAGGCGCGTTTCGGGTGGTCGCCGTACCTGCCGGCGCCGCGCCGGCCTTTAGGCTAATGCCGGCTATTGTTGCGCACCTCCAAGGTCTTAATTCTGCGTGTCGAATGGACGGCCAGCACGTTGCATACGAATCTGATTCCGGCCCAACGAGCGCTAAGCGCAGTCAGTAGGTACTGAGTGGAGAAGAGGACCGCTGCCAGCCACGGGGCGGCCGTAGCAGTGCTAATCCAGTACAGTGACAAGGGGACGAGTACGACCAGCGGCAGGGACACGGCAGCCATATCTCGGTACATCAAGAAATCCTTGTGAACACCTGCCACAGCAGGGTCGTTTTGAACGAGCTTATAGAGCTTGTACCACTTGGCGTTCTGGTCGGAAGGAGCAGTGGGTAGGGTTCCGACGTTCTTTTTCAGCGCGGCCATATCAACGCGGCGGTCACCGGGACCGTACTTGGTGAAGGCTTCGCAGCCGGGTAATACGCCGCGCGGTTTCCAATACACGAGCATTGCCTTTACGTCAGGCGGAAGCACGTTCGCGACCAGAAGCACTACAACGGGCATCACCGTTGTGGTCATTACACGTCCGATGCCGACTTGGGTGAGCGTTGCCCCGCTCAGGAACTCCGGTGCGACGAACAGCAGCACGGCGAGTACATCGGCGACGGCGAGCAGTACCAGCCATTTCATATTGAGCGACTTCGGGTCAGTACTCTTCATCCCCAGCACTCCGTGTCGATGAAGTAGTCTCCGTTGGCATTCACCGTGAATTGAATCCAGCCATCGCGGCGAGTTGTGAGAACGTGACGGTTCTTCGTGGTCGTGCGGACGCGGACGCCCTGATCGCGTACGACGCGGCGGTAGTCGGGAACGGTTCGCTGCGTATCATGCTCGATAGGTTTGTCCGAAATGACCACAGCGTCAGGAGTAAAGTAGGTGAAGATGTCCGGGCAATATCCGTTCTCGCGGCCGTGGTGGGACGCTACAAGAATGTTGGTGCCGATTAGTTCAGCGCAGAAGTCCCGACGCTGGAGCAGCGCGAGCCAGCCAGCTTTCTCCAGGTCGCCGGGAAATAGGATTTTAAAGCCGTGGTACTTGAAGAACACAACCAGACTCAGGTCGTTAGTATTCAGGAAAAGCGGGTATGGATTCGAGAAGACCGAAGCCTGAATACCGCCCATGTTCGCGTTAAAGGGCGTATTGGTCGGGATGTTGAAGCTGTCGCAAGCTTCCACGTACCACGAAGCGTCCTTGCTCAACGGGCCACCCAAGGACTTGATAGCCCGCATCTCTTGCCCAGAATAAGAATTGTTACGAAAGAGCGTGTCGACGTAGATGCCCTCGGCCTGCAGGCCACGCAGGTCCGCCATGTGGTCCTGATCGGCGTTGGTGATGAACAAGTAGTCGAGCCTGTCCCTCCCCAACTCTCTGCGGATGTACGTACTTGGACGCCAATCGTCGGTGCAACCCGAGTCGATCATTCCCAGCCGGCCATCGAACTGGCCGTTGACGTGCTGCACCATCGCGCAAGCACCGTGCTGCACATCCCAGATGCGCAACCGCATCTCGCCTAGCATCATGAAATTCCCCCACGCTATCTGGAATATGACGGAGCACAACCAGGAGCATCGAGCTGCACAAAAGCTCACCCGATAAGCGCGATTCGTGGAGCGGAGGTCAATCCGGGGGCCAGCATTGTCCACCGCGCATTTCATGCGGATTCGGTCGCGCTATCAAGCGGGCCGGCGAGCTGCTGAAGGAATTTGATGACAGAGGCCGCCCGGCCAAAAATAGTGACGATGCCGTCACTAATATTTCGCTGCGTGAAGCTGCCGAGGCCGCCGGCATGTCCGAACGCCAGAAGGTCACCGCCATCCGAGTCGCCAATGTTCATTCTAGAGATTTAAGAACACAGCATCGCGTTGATTAGCGAAAATCAGTGGTAATTTTCCCGCAGAAATATCATGTATATTCCCGGGAGTACCCACAAATATAGCGAATAGATAGTGAGCTTTCGCCTCAATCTTTTGCACTCATTTGCGATTTCCGGAGGACAACTTGGATGGCCGTACGCTATTCCCGTAACAATGCTTCCGAAGGCATGGTATGTGATCGGGCCATACTTTTCTGCGCGAGCGGCGAGACGTTCATTTTGAAAATAAAACCAGACGGTCAGCAAGCAAATCGCGTACATGTCAACGCCCAGGACGACGCGAATCCCCAGACTAATCTGATCATGACTTAAGCCGCCCATTGCATTGCCTCTCGCCGGTTAGTGCTACCATGCCGCGAGCAAGTTTAGTTTGCAAGCGACAGCAGCGCGGATTGATGGGCGGGCCGTCAAAGAGCGGCCTCCACACGCGATGTTCGGCACGGAGCATATCCCCCCCGGCCCTGCCGACGAAACGCGCTGGCGGCCCCGTGAGAGGCAAGGCGGAGCATCAGCGCCGGGTAGATAGCCGCCAGAGTTCGGCAAGGTCATCAAGGCTCATACGGAGGCAATCCGCTGCTGTCAGCCTTTCCCGTTTTCCCGCGAAAATCTCAGTCAGTGCAAACCCTTCGCCGCAGACGGCGGACACAAGGCCGTACATCCGGGCCCCGAGGAGAGCCCGGCATCGGGCCAGCTCCTTGCCCGCGTTGACCTCCCTCTCGGTGATAGGATCGCGGGCCTTGCCACCGTCGACATGTTCCTTGCCGTAGTCGATGGCGCCGGCTCCCTTTCCACCGATCGATTCCCACAGCGCCCGGAAGCGCGTCGCGGCTGCTACCTGAGCAGCGTCGAGAACTCCCCTTGCCGCCATTGTCGTGATGGCCGATTCGCGGACGTTCATCATTGCGACGACATCGCGAGGGTTCGTCTCATCCGCCGGATGGGCGCGGGAATGAAAGGGATTCTCCACGAGGACAGGGCGGAGCTTTAATTTCTTGGATGGCGCGGGCATGGACGGAGAATGACAGAACATCAAGGGCAGGAAAAGTGCGGCGCAGCCGGGGTTTTGACCGGCGTCTATGTGCCATCCTATGTGCCGTGGAGCTGCCGGGAGCCAAAAGAGCCTCGCGGAACTTCGTTGTAATTGTTGGTAAGATTTTGCGGCACATGAATGGCACATGAAAGGCCCCGGAAGTCCGGAGCCTCTTGCTAAGTCGCTGTTTTTGTTGTGGAATTTATTGGAGGCCTCGCCCGGAATTGAACCGGGGTACAAGGATTTGCAGTCCTCTGCGTCACCACTCCGCCACGAGGCCTCACCTGTGACCGACAGCGAAAAATATCGTGTGGTGGCGCGGATTTAGAATGATCCTAACGGAAGCGCAAGAGGGTTCATTCTGAATTCGGTCCTTTTTTCATTCTGAATAAGTGTTTCCAGAACGTTCCTCGTTGGCGAGTGGTCTAGGCATCCTTGTCAAGCTGGCCATGATCGGTCCCCTCCCCATGGAGCGTCCAGTCCTGCGGGACGGTGCTTTCCTATCCACCTCGGACCGGTTGTCGGGACCGCGCCAGTATCCACGTTCACCGGGTTCGTCCCGGTCGTCCCGGAGTATTATCGCAGACCCATGTTGCAGGACCGTCAATAAACGCGGTGTAAGTGTCATCGAATTGCTGATCGCAAGCTGCTTGGACGTCGACAACGATCTTTATCTTGTCGTCCACACAAAGAACTTTCCCGTTGCTAACCTTCGCGCTTGAGCCTGGAAAATTGGACCTGCAGTAAAGATCAAAGTCAGGGAATTCCTCGCCGGAGTAGGCGGGTTTCGTAAAAGGAAGGAGGATCAACACTGCAATCGAACAGATCCGAACCAACACGCAGAGATCCCCTTCACTATTTGAAATAGTTTAATTTAATACATTGCTAATGTAAAATCCAATCATTTGATGTAGTATTGCTTTCGTTACCAATCTTCAACGTGGAGGCAAAAATGCGCAGCGCGAGTACAAAATGCGTTTATATGCTGCTCGCTGGGATCGCAGGTATCGCGTGTGACATGAACTATTCAATCGCCGATGACTTCTTTACAGACTCCTGGCACAAAATGGAGGATGCCACTCATAGTGTCGGTGACGGTGCGAAACATCTCGGGGGCGAGGTTATTAAGGAAGGGATAAAAGTATTCCACCCTGACCCTCCTGATTGCAGGAACAAAGAAAACCTGCAGCCTGGCTGCCCGGGGTATAAACCGAACCGGCACCAGAATTTAGCGCGAGACGTTAGGGCTCGTGGTAATCTGCGTTGCAATGGCCCCGGTGATAAGCGTTATTCAGCCGGCTCGCGTGCATGCTTTACGGACAATGAGGAATACTTTTGTACAGGCGTTTCAGATAATTCCGGCGACCCAAATAATGCTATGTGGGAATCCACGGGGGGCAAGTGCAAATAAGTCACGCTGGATGGATGCGGGGCCAACGGATACTGATTCCGACCTGAGTATCTGTTGGCCCCACTTATTTTTGCACTTTGGGTCAAAGATCTGTGGCCGATACTGGGGCAAAAACGCCGACCGCTATCTATCCTCATTGAGTTGATAGATGGTGGCTTGATCGGCGGCGTCTCGCAGACCCTTATAAGACGCGTGCCGCAACTTCCCGTCATGCGTCCAGGCCCGGTATTCGATCTCGGCGACAAGCTTCGGCCAGACGAAGACCGCGTTTCGCTTCCGCCCGGTATCGACGGCGGGTTTGTCGATGGTCAGATTGTCCAACTTCTTCCGGAGATCAGCCGCAGAGTGTTCGTTAAAGCCGGTTCCGACTCCCCCAACATAGACGAGCTCGTTTCCCTTGCGCGCGGCAAGCAACAGCCGGCCGATGCCTCCGAACGATGCCGTCGACTTCTCATAGCCAATGATCACAAAGCCATCGCTCTGAATGCATTTGATCTTCAACCAGTCGCCCAACCGGCCGCTCCGATAGGTGCTGTTCCGGTCTTTCGCGATGATGCCCTCTAGGCCATGCTCGCAGGCGATCCGCAGGAGCACGTCTCCATCCGCCTCGATCTCCTCGGATAATCGAATGGCATCTTCGCCCCCGGCAGGCACCAAGCCCTCGAGGAGATGGCGCCGTGCCGAGAGTTCGGTTCCGGTGAGGTCACGGCCATCGAAATAGAGCAGATCGAAAGCCAGAAAGACCGCTTCCCGCGACGTCCGCTTCCCGCCCCGGCCGCCAAGAGATTGCTGAAGCCTGCCGAAATCCGACCGACCCAACTCGTCGAACACAACGGCTTCGCCGTCCAATATCGCGGTAGAGACGGAAAGGCGTTTCGCCTGGGCGACAATCGCGGGGAAACGATCTGTCCAGTCATGGCCGCCGCGCGTGAGGATGCGCACGCCAGATGGCTCGATATGAACCGCCAGGCGGTAGCCGTCCCACTTCACCTCGAAGGCCCATTGCCGGCCTTTGGGCGGCTTGGTCTTGAGGAGAGCAAGACAAGGATCGACACGATCCGGCATGGGGTCGAGGGGAAGATTCGGTTGCGCGGGATTTCGAGGCTTGCGCGGCCGGGATCGAACCGGCCTGTCAGCGTCCTGCAGAAGGGGCTTTGGTGTTGGCGGCTTTGTCATGCCGCCATCCCATCAGCAATGCTTTAAAAAGCAATTGCCCAATAAGTATTATCGACGCCCCTGATGATGAGCACATGTCAGCACCTCTCAAAATCTTTGAGGACCAGGCACTTCGCCACTCACATCTCGGTCGCCGTCCCAGTACCCGTCCGCCACCGGACCGGGGCCAAAGAAATCGTTCGGATCAAATCGTAGAGCCATGGCTTCGACGACGCGAGGATCCGCAGCATGTTTCAGATATAGCTCATTGAGAGCCTTCGCTCGCTCATCCCTGATGACTTTGGCTCTGTCTGCGGCGATTGGCGCTAATTCCCGCAAGTCCGCGATCGCAGCGCCGAGATATTTTGCTCGCCTCCGGCTGAATTTAAAGTTTTCGTCGTCGGCGCCGACCCTCACCGTTGCCCGCTCGTCAAGCCATTTCAAACCGTATTCCTTGGTTGGGCTACCAAAATGCGCGATTACCTTGTCCCGTAGATCGGTGATCTTGTCGTGCTTTTTGCGTTGGTCAGCGGTGTATTTGCCTGCCCCAATGGGATTTCGCGCGCTACCCCCCGAGTGAGTAGCTCGGCAGTAGCTAATGACCGCGTGGGTCATCAAAGCCCCTGAAAACTTTTCCGCCACAACCCGATCTGTATGAATCTCAGCGAGAGTATCGAGCGATCCGATGACGTCGTATGTTAATTCGCACAAAACAGATGCCGCAGCCTCGAATAGGCCGATCGCATTGGTGAAATCTTCCAGGTCTACATGTTTTTTGAGGGTGCGCTTAACAAGGGTTAGATCGATAGCGAACCTGTCTTCCATGTGATTCTCCTCGCTGGGTGGCAGCATCTCATGCCGCTGCGGTCCTGGCGATATGTTACTCGCAGATTTGCGAGTCGACGCCCTGACTGCAGTGCTGTCTTCTTCGAAAAAAAGGAGGCAAACTATGAGATCATTTCATACAACTGTGCAGGTTGACATCGCGCTCTGGGCGGTCACCTTCGTCAGCGAGTTTGGTTTCGACGAAACCAGGATCCTGACCCGCGCCGAGTTCATCATGCCAGATCAATACCAGCCAAAATACAGATGGCGCGAGACGTGGCCCGGAGAAGGCCATCAGGACTTCGCCGGGTTCGACGGTGAACAGTCTTTCGGCCGCATTCAATTAGACGCGCTGACCAGCAGCAGGTTGGGCATGTGGAAGTGGAACGCCACCCACGTTCCATGGGTGCGAGAGCACATCGCGCCTCACAGCGGATGGGAGGCAACGTACCGGGAGGCGTGCTGTAAGGTGGAGGAGCATTACGAGAAGCTGCTGGAATCGCACAGTCGGCCGAAAAGCGGTGGATGACGCTCTTCGGAGAAGGCATATCGTACAGCGCTTGAACGGACGTCTTTCCGCCCTATCCTGATTCCAGGGGTTATGAGGGCCGTTATGATCCGATCCAAGATAGCAGAAGTACAAACGACGATGAGCGACGAAGAAGTCGCCCTCTGCCAAAGGGTGTATGATCACGTCAGGTTGGCGCGACACGTGACAAGAGATGGCGACCTTGATGAGCTGGCCAGACGGATCATCCAATCCTTCCAGCACGGGGTCACGGACGAGGACGCGTTGACGCGGCTTGTGATTTAGAAGCCCTGGCTAGATGGCCTTTTTCAGTACATTAGCGGCCGCCCAACGCACAGGAGAGTTAGTGCTCGGGGTTTAGCAAGAATCGCTGAGCGGCCCGCTGAATGATTTAAACTATTACTCGAAAAACCGAAGTCAATTTGTATTTTCGGACGAAACAGGAACAATAACCTCTTTAGTTGAAAATTAATCTGTGGGCGCAGAAGCTCTGGAAAGTAATATTTATTGCAAATCCATGTAAGTTATGCGAACTAACTTATTGCAGCGCAACACATGCTGCCTAGAAAGCACCCCCCTTCCTAATCCCCGCGTCGCGGGGTTTTCTTTTTGTGGGCCAGCGTAAACTTCAATGAATCTCTCAACCGACCGGTAACCAGATTTAGCCCCAGATATGGCCGGGCAGGTTGAAAGCAGGTATAAATCGCTCTCGTTTAACTTGTGTCGATGGAGCCTGCCTAAAGATGTTGATGAATTCGACCACCCCTCATATCACAGTTCATAGCTGGCTCCCCGGCACCTCGAACAAGGAGTTTATCTCTCTGCAGGCAGCTATTGAATACGCGGGGGAGCACATCGACGAGATTCCGGCGATCGAGATCCTTATCCACACAGGCGCCCATCGTTATGTCATCATTTGGGGCGATCAACTTGCCGCCTTGATCACGCGGGTTTGCGTTCCTCATCGAGGCAAGGCATCCCAAGGACATTGAGCCTGAAAATCGCCAACCGGCTCGGGTTCCTGCGTCGACGCGAAGGCGCTGGGTACCGGCCTTGCAATCTTCGCGATCCGCCTCTCCTGCCGGTTAGGAGCCATTAATCGGTCCGTAACCGTAAGGAACTTTTGCGGCTATCTACTGTTAAGCCACAAGGATCGCACGGGCGCCCCATAGTGGGGTGGTTCGCTTCCCTTCCTTCCTGTGCGGTCCGTCCTTTCCCCAAGCTGCCCTGTTTCGGCGGGGCTCCTTTTTGGTCCACAGCGAGCTACTTCAGCGCCTTGATCTCTCGCGGATGAAAGAAAAAAATCCGTCGGCACGGGAACAATAGGCTCAGTTGGTCGTAATGCCTCGGGCCGTGCGGAGATTTGTCAACGGCAGCCACCCGACACTTCGATGTGCGGCCCACTTCAACCCAGAACTAGCCCCGCTCCGAAGCGGGGCTTTTTTTGGCATGGGCATATCTCAATTGATCTTCAGCCAATGCCTGACCCAGGCAACAGCGCCGTCGCTTGCATAGGCAATCATCCCGCCGACCGTCAACCCGGCGAAGGCAATGAGCCCTGATATGCCGTAGCCGAGGGTTTTCATTTTCTTCCACTCCTCGAGAGTGGGGGCGACCGCTTCGTGGTTCTTCTCGACGGTTTCCTTGATGCTTTTGATCTCCTCGCGCAGAGTGGCATCTACGCCGCTGCTGATCTCGACCACTTTATCCAGTAGGTGGATCTGCTGCCTCTGCTCATCGAGGCGACGATGGATCACCGCTCGGCTTTCGCGAGCATTGTCCTTCTCGTCGCCGAGATCCTCTCGAATGAGGGAAACGCTTTCTTCTATGCCCGTTAATCTGCCTTCGACCCGTCCGAGGGCTCGGAGTATATCGTCGTTGGATGTCATCGATCCGAGGTCCTGCTACTTCGCCGCGTCGACGGCCGCCACGCAGGCAGCGCGACGGTATTCGCCAATGTTGCGTGACGTCCGATCGGCCGACCACCCGTTCAAGATTTCTTCCTGCGTCATGTCCCGATCCGGCTTCGGCGAGAGCGCAGGCGTCACCTTCCGGCATTCCGGCGGCAGAACCACCGTCACGGTCCGCGTGATGACGATCGGCTCCGGCTTTGGATTAGTCAGGGAGCAGGCCGACACGATCACGGGAAAGGCCGATAGCGCTGCCATCAGGAAGTGCCGCATTGCGTTTCCTCAATTCTTCGAGCTGCTGGGACGCGGCGTTAACGCGACTGGCCGCGTCCGCCTGGATCTCGATCACCGCCTTGGCTTGGTCGGCGATCTTCTGGTTCGCTTCGGCGTTGGCTTTCTCGATCTTCGCCGTCCACGTCTGATCGGCGAGCGCTTTGGCATTTGCCGTAGCGTCGTCGACCATCGAACGAATTTCCCGGATCGAGCCATAGATGAGGCCGGAGATGACCAGCACGAGCGCCAGCGCGACCACGCCGATCGCGATCGGTTTTGACAAGCCGAACATCAGATGCCCTCAAGGCAGAATTGGCGCTCTTTCTGCCGGCGCCGGATCAGGCCGGGAAAGACGATGCCGGCAGCACGGTTCCACTTGAGGAGGGCTTCGCAGCCTTCAGCCGTCTTCCCCTGGTTGATCAGCTTGATCGCGCTGGATCCACACGCCGCTTTGACGCCGATGTTGTAGCTGAATGAGGTCAGGGCAACGAAACGGGCATCCGGCAGTGGAACCTTGACGCACTTTTCTATTCCTGCCGCATAGGTCTGCAGCTCCAGAGACAGAAGCGCCTTGCACTGCTCCACAGTCTTGCGGTCCCCCGGCTTCACGCCGTTGGTGCTGCCATAGCAGATCGTCCACGGCTGGCCCTGCGTAGCCGGATCGGGATAGGCGTTCTGCCGCAGCCCCTCGAACGATCCAACGAGCGCCACGGCCATGGCCGCGGCGGCACTACCCTTCTGCAGGCGGCTTGCCATTCAAATCTCCTGAAACTTTTTGCTGGACGAAGATGCGGGCGATGATCGCCGCGACAGCCAAGAGGCCGGTGATCGCCGACATGGCGAGCTGGATGTAAATGTTCTTCGCCACCCAGGTTGCGGCGACGAAGGTATAGATCGGCTCGAGGATGATGAAGAACAACGCCAGCACCATCAGCCGCACCGACCAGGCACGCTTGAGCACCTCGCGCCAGTTATGGACGAGCATGGGTATTCTCCTGTTTGGGGATGACGGCTTCAGCCGTTATGTGGCAAGCGGCAGAGGACGTTACGCCGCAAGCCTCGCTTCGAAGTAGGGGTCTACGTAAGGCACCATACCGGCGGACACCTTGGCTGCCATGTTGGCGTGGGGGGTGCTGCCAGGGTGGATTTCATCGTTCGGATAGGTCGTGTAGTCGCCTGCCTCTGCGATGATGTCATGGTACTTGTCCAATAGACCATCAGCTTTTGCAGCCAGCCACGCGTTGTAGTCATTGCGGACTGTGTTCTGGGCGCCCGTGAGGGTGCCTCTGGGGATGATCGAAGAGGCGTGGACTCGGAGGTAGCAACCATACGGCCCCACGATGGAGCGGGCATAGGCGGCCAGGTCCGTGAAGCGGGCCTTCATGGTCGCAAGGTCTGCCGACGCGGCGATGTCGTTAGTGCCGAGCTGGATGAAGATGTCCGTGACGTAGGGCCACAGGAGCTTCTGGACCGGCGCAACGGCAACCATCTGGTTCTGGATCTTGTTGGCGTCGATGCCCTGCTTGTGCCACGGGAAGCAGTGCCCGTTGACCGATCTCATCGCACGGGCGAAGAAGCCCTGCGTGGAAGAGGTGTTCGTGTCGTCCTTGAAGTAACCGATGCTGTCCAGGACGCCAATGACGCATGCCATGGGGACATAAGGGATACCCAGGACCATGGCTGGAGGGCAAGCTGGGCCTGCCGAGGTACCCGAGTTGTTTAGTACGCCACCACCTGCTCTGAGGAGCTGTGAGCCCCCTGTCGTTCGTAAGCCCTGGGAGCCAACGCCGTTGTTGGTCACTGAGGACATGGTGTCCGTCACCAGGGGGACCGTGCGGTAGAAGCCGCTGTAGTTGGTGGTGTCTGCGTCCCACTCCATACCCGCTACGGGGTCTGTGAGGATGATCTCGCCGGGGTTAGTTACCCCAGTGTTGCCCCCAGCGTAGAGTGACCTCACCGGGGTATTCACACCAGTCAGCTTCTCGGCTGCGCGTTGCCACGTCATCGTGTTGGCGGGGGACTGGATCTCAACGCCTGACCCCGGGGCCACATAGGCGTGAGCATCCAAAAACCTGATGTTCTTGACCTTGGCGGGTCCGACTACGTGACCATTCCGGCCCTGCCCGTTGGTATTGCTACCTGCAAGGGCAACTGGGGGAGCGTTAGGGAAGTACGTATCGCCAGTCACGAGCTGGAGTCGGAAGGGGTCTGGATAGCCGCGTTTTGAGAGCAGCAGCCGCCTTGTTGCGCGCGCGACTGCCATTTTAGACGTCCACGCTATGCAGGGTGATCTTGTAAACTTCGCTGTTGGCCGCCGGCGTGTAGCCGCCGGCTGTCACCAGATAGGCAGAGATATCGGCGGTCACGAGCTTCATCTGCTTGTTGACGCCGGTAAAGTCGCAATAGAGCGTACCGCCGCCGATAAGGACCGGAGCGCCGAGATCGATAAAGCAAAGGAAGGGTCCGCGGTCCGTACCCGCCCAGGTGAACGCCGCATTATCGGCGATGGCTGATGGAGGTGCGGAGCTGTAGAGATAGAGCCGGAAGCTCGTCATCCCGGATGGGATCGCCGCGATATCAACTTCCAGCTCGGCCCGGGTGATCAGGATCGATCCTCCCGACTTGCCGATCGCCGCGAAGTTCAGCACCCCGCCCCCCGTCTGCCCAACGACGTCGCCCGCCGTGTAGGCCGTCACGTTCGCTGGCCTGGTGAGTGTCACCGCGACATCATGCGCCGTCGATTTCTGGTCGACCGGTATGGCCGGCTGATCGGTCGCGATGTTGACGGCTGGGCTCTGTGCCACCGTTCTCACACCGAGCTGCGCAACCAAGCCGGTGCCGAGCGAAGCGGTGACGGCATCAACCGAGGCTTTGACGGCATCAACCGAGGTCTTAAGCGCCTTTGTGCGCTCAAGCAGCGAATTCGCCGTTGGGTTTGCCGTCACCTCTCCGAGAAGCTTTGCGATCGCCGTCAAGGTTGCGACATCGATCGGGTCGCCATTGGCGTCGAGAACTGTAGCCTGATCCACTTGTGCCATTTAAATCACCTGTCCGATGTACTGGGAGTTGCCGATGGAACTGAAATCGAGAGAAGGTGGCGCCGGAGGAGCCACAGGCGGGTTGATCCCGCCGAAGGTTCGCGTGATCGCCATCGTCGCGGCTGAGGTCGGATCGAGAATTGCTGTGAACGGAACTTCCATGACGACAGCCCGGCCGTTGCCCGGGCCGATCGGCGAGCCGTTTGTCAGTTTCACTTTGGGGATGCTGATTTCGTAGGAATTGTTGACCGCATCGGTAAGCGTTGCTGCTATCCCGATGTCCGAGTGGTCGATGATCGCTTGATAGAGATCCGCGCTCTCGAAGACCGCCGTCAGGCTGCCCGTCACGTCGAACAGGCCCAGGCCGAAATCGTAGACCTCATATCGCCCGACAACGTCGACGGCGTAGAGGTTGTTGTTCACCCTGATGGAAAGCGACTGGAGCTTGGGTGTGGCTGCGAGGCCTGTTATCGAAAGAGACGCGACGTTCAACGCCGCATTGAATACTGGCGTCGTCGTGGCGTCGATATACGTCGATCCTGAGACTACTGTTGTTGCCGGATCGGGGCTTCCGACACCGAGAATCCCCCAATTTGCCGTGACGTTCTGTTTAGCGTTCAGCTGGAGATCGAGAGTGTTGATCCGGCACCCTAGGTAACGGGTGAACACATCAGTCACGCCCATTTCGAACCGCTTCTCAAAAGCCAGCGTCTTTACCTGGACGCTGTTCTTCAGAGCGGATCCCGACCAAGATCCACAAAAGAGGGCAGCGAACCAATCATCGAAGGTGAAAAAGGAAAGGAGCGTGTTGACGGGGCCGGTCACCTGCCGTCCAACGTCCGTGACATCAGTCCGATTACGATCGTCCCGAACCTCGTCGGAGCTGATCGTCTGCTTATCCAGCGTCAGCCCCTCGCTGACGTAACGGGCGGTCTGCCAAGACGGATTCGCGGGGATAACGCCCGGCGTCGTCTCTTTGACAAACGCGAGCTGCGTCTGTGAGCCGTGGGCTACAGTCATATTAGGCTCCATCTATCGGGATTGCCCACGTCTTCAGACGTTGGCGGCGCGCTTGCCTAAGACGCGGATCTGGCGATCATGTAGTCGGCGCGGGCCATATCACGGCATCGTAGGCGGCCTGTGCCGCGTCGGCGTCCTCGGCCGATGCGATCGCCGCTTTACCGCCAAGGCGCGCGGATTCGATCTCGGCGCCGATCATCTGCCACTGCGCATAGGCCGCGACTACGATCTGAGCCACTTCGGCGAGACTGTCGGCTGTAATTCCAACCTCTGCCGAAAGCATAGGGAAATCGCTCGGCTGCGGATCCTCGGAAGCAACAAAGGCCTTCGCCTCTGCCGCCTTCGCTTGATAGGTCATGGCCTGCCCGGCTCCAGGCGTGATGTATTTCAGCCGCTCGAACTCCGCGGCGGCGTCGAGCGCGCTCCTCAGCTGCACTTTCAGCTCTTCTAGCGTCGGCTCTGGCGGCGTTGGCTCTTCCGGGTTTTCCGGACTTTCCGGCTGATGGACCCCAAAGCCCCCGTCAATGCTCACGACAAGACCGTTGATCATGCCGTCGATCGCCGCCGCATATTGCTCGTTGGTGATCTCAAGAGCGCCGGGAAACGGGTCTGTGGCGACCTTTCCATTGGCTGCGTACGGCATTATGCGATCCTCATATAGGCTTTGACGCTTAAGTTTTTCATGCGGGTTTCCGTGGCGGTACGCGCGACAAGCGCCGCATTGAAACCTATTGTTCTCATGGCGATGTCAGCGCCGCTCACAGCGACTGGCGTAGCTTGTCCGTTGGCACCGCTATCAAACATTGCCCCGCCATAATTCGTCACCATTTCGCCGCCGCCGCCGGCGTTGGTGCGGCGAAGATCAAACGTGCCGCTGATGTTTTGAACGGCGTCGTTCTGAGTGTTGTTGGGGGATGTAGACGGGCGCTCGATTCGGCTTTCCGTATTCAACAAGTGGATCGTTTGCCCAAGCATGGGTGACGAGGCATAGTTGATCACGGCGGTAGCCGCTACCAGCGGCGCCGATCCGGACACGCTCTCAGTCGTCAGTTTTCCGTTGTTGAAGGCGCCGACCCCGGTTAGGCCCGACGTCAACTCGATCCAGATTGTGTCGGACGTCGTGGAAGGAGGAATGTCGACACCGGTAAGCCCGGTGTTCAACATAATCACTTCGCCGATGGCACGCGATCGCCATTTCAACACCGGATTGGTAAGAGCGGCGGCTATTGCGTCGGCGTTTGTCCCGTCGCTATAGGTGATTTTTCCAGTCGCAATATCCAGCGTTAGAACGAGATTATCGTCCGAGCCATCGTAGAAATAGAGCTTCCGCTGACCGGCGGTGGCGGTCGAGACCCAAAACGATCCGTCAACTGCATAAGCCGGACGGGAGGAGCCTGAATGACCGCTCACCGCGGCCTTGAAATTGTCATCGATCCGCGCTGCCATCGTTGTCGGCGACGCGGGGCCGACTGTCGGGACGCTGAAGATTGCCGCCTGACTCATTGGACGTATCCATATCCTTTTGCCACATAGTCGAAAGTTCGCGCTACCGGCGCACCTGACGCATTTCGGAAGATGATCGTGAACCCAGCCGACGTCTTGCCGGTGATCTGGTAGTAATCGCCGGTCTGCATGTTTTGGGCGGCTATTGAGACGCCACTGAGCACGTAGTACGCCGGCGAAAAGCCGATCGAGAGGCCGCTTGTTGACACGACCAGGTCGTTCTCGGCGATCACCCGATCTGGCATGTCGACCGTGACAGAAAGCGTCTCCACCACGGGCGTGACGTCGAACTGCTGCGAAAGCAGTCGCGCGCGGAACCGATAAGCACGCGCCGCAACGTCTGACGTCACCAGCTCCGCCCAGTCGCTCCATGCCGGGCTCCCCGAGGGGTCGTCCACCGTGGACGAGATCTCAACCCGCACATTCCACAGTGCATCCGAGGCCATTCCGAAGAATTCAGGAATGTCGAACCAGTCGCCGCGCTTAAATAGGTCAAGACTCGCGACGAGGCCGTAGGCCGACACTTCGGCGCTCACCCTAGATGTATGCACCTCGCCGAGGTCGATGATGTCTGCAAAATCGTAAACCCCCTCGGTCAGGAAGCCGCTGATCGACAAAAAATAGTCTTCGACAGAGAACCAGTCGGCCAACTCGAACAAGTTGGTGGCCGTATCGAGCTGCAGAACGCCACCAAGAGCAACAACGCCGCTCTTGGCGCCAAGAAAGTCCGGCGCATCTGCCATCGCCTCGACGGCGTTGAAGGCGGTCAGCGGATTGACGGTGCTGACGATCAATGCCGCATTTACCGATTGAAGACCGGCGAAATTGACCGCTTTGATCAAGTATGTTCCGACCATTGCCGCGACCTGCGTCTGAGAACCGATGACGTTGGTCCGCAGGGTCGATGCGGTCTGCCATGTCACCCCGCTGATCGAGGGCGAAAAGCGGATCTCGCAATGTGAAAACGCCTGGTCGGCCTGTAGCGTCCACTGCAGCAGGGCGATATCGCCGCTGATCCCGATCCTGAAGTCCTGCACATCGGCGGGGTTCGAGGCAAGGATGCTGCAGATAAACGATCCGATCAGGAAACCAGAAAGCTCCCCGCTTGCGAACACAGCACGAATCCTCACATCGTAGACACCAGTCGCCAGATTGACGATGCGAGCCTGAGGCGCGCTCACACTTGGTATCGTGATCCAGAATTCATCGCCGGTGGCTCGATACTGCACGATATAAGACGCCCCTGCGCCAGCGTTTGGCGCCTGCCATGCAAGGTCGATCGCCGATGTCGCCGGCGATGTCGTCCAGATCGTTTCGACATAGGACAGACCTGTCGGAGCCGAGGCCCGGTAGTCCGGAATGGGCGCGATGCCCGTCTGGAATGGCGGTATCGTACCGGTATCGGCCTGCATGATGCCGGGGGCATCATCCACCAGCTCCAGCCGCGCGGAGAGATCCTGCCGTGCCGTGATGCTCTTCACGCGCAGGACGACGCTTTCGAACCCCTTTTCTCCGAAGAGAGCGAGATCACCTGGCGCCGGCAAGTCGCCAGCATCGGAAAACTCGAAGGTGTCGAAGTCGCCGTCGGCTCCAACGATCGTCCTCACGATCGACGAGCCGTCGGCGGCACGGAACCGCATGGAATAGCTCTTGCCGGCCTGCATTGTTAGCAGATCGTCGAGGACAACGCTCTCTGGCGAGGAAATGACCGTTCGCACCCTGGCCGTCCCGGCGCCCCACATGACGACGTCATGATTGACGCGCACGCGATCGCCGCGCGTGCACACCAGATGCTCGAAGTCGGTATCAAGCGAATAGGTCTCCCGCTGCAGCCGCAGCTGCGCGATGTGATAGCGACCCTGCTTCCAGATCAGGTTCGGGTCAGTGACGCCTGAGAATTCGATGCCTTCCAATTTTGTGGCATTGCTTTTGTTATAGCCGTCGTCATAGACAACCCGCTCGTCGTTCAGATAGCTGTTGTCGCGATTGATGAATTTGACCCGGAAGGCATGCGGGAGATCCGCGAAAGCCCGAACCGACGAGAAGTTAGCAGAGTTGCGCGGCGAGAAATGCTGCACGATGGGCGAATCTGGCACATCCCAGACAACTCCCCACCGACCATCGCGATAAGATACGGCTGCCCGGCCGGCCGCGGCTATTTCTGTCAGCCGATCATAGACCGATTTTTGTTCACTCGCGACTAGGTCGAACGTAAAACCCCTCGCCAAACAATATGCGCGCCACGAATGGATGCTGTCGAAATCAATTTGTGCGTCCGGCACCGGCCGCGCATTGCCGTTGCCTCTGAGGACTTGCATGAAATGGTCTGCAGGGTTCCTGGTATCCTGCGCGTGCAACCAGGCCTCGCCGTCCCAGATCGGGATTTTAGGGGTGGCGAGGCAGTTGAAGGTGTTGACCGTGCCATTCAGCTGTCCAGTCGCCTTGATCCGCATGGCGATCAGCGTCAAGGGCTTCGGGAAGTTGATCACAGGCTCGTTGCGTCGCCCACGAACGGCAGTCCAGTAGACCGTCTCTGAGACGTTGTCCTTGCCTTCGTAATCAGGTGTGGATTTGCGGGTGCGGACATCATACTTCCCGCGCGCTACGCCGTTGGCAAGTGTCCGGCGCACCGCCTGCGGTGAATTCGAAGTCAGGTCGATCGTGCCAAGCGAGAGCCATGTGCTGCTGGTCGAGAGTTTGTACTGAACCTCCACCCACACGGTATAATAAACGCGATTGCCTTTCGACGTGTATCGATAGGTTCCGTTCGGCGCGCTCACATCAACCGAGATCTCGTCGATGTCGTCCGCCGTCGTCCGCTCGACCCATCCGGTAGGACCGTCGAGGAGAACGGAAACGTCCTCCTGATAGACTGGCTTTGTGTAGAGCGTAAGCGGTGTAGCGGTGTGGTCCTCAATGATCTCGATGTTCAGATTTTCGAACTTCGATATCGGCGTCTCACCAATCTTCAAATCGGATACGGCGATCGGCCCGTAGCCGACAACGAACAGCATCCGCAAATATTGATCATCGCCGACAAGTTCGGTGTAGGCTCCGGCCGCATACGGCGGCGAGATACGGTGCACCCCGAAGATTTCCGGTATTGCCCCATATTGAGCTGCAGTGTTTTGCGCGCCTCCAATCGAATAGAGCGTTTTGGCAGACGGCAGAGAATCCGGCTTGGCCACCGGAAAAAGCGCGTTGATGATCAAAGAACCGGCGATGGAAATGCCAGCTCCGATCAGGCCGGTCGCCACACTCGCTGCTGCACCCGTAAGGCCGAGGAGCGTGCCAGCAATCCAAGGCGCTGCCACCGCTGCGAAGATGGCGACGACCAGGCCAGCAATCATGCGTAGAGCACCCTTGCCGGGCACCTTGACGATGACAACGGAGACGCCTGGCTTCACGCGCACGCGCGGCCAATTCCGCTGCTCGATCACATGGCCGCCGAGGGAGATATGCAGCCGCACCGGATCGAGCCCGCAGCATGAGATTATCTCATCGATCGACAGACCGGCCGGCACCACGACATGCTCGCGGTGCTGGCGCAGCGGCGATCGACGGATGTAGACATCGACCCTTTCATCAGGCGCAATAATCTGGGCATCCGCGTTGCGGACGGTCAGCATGGGCTATACCTGAAGTAACCGGCGATGCGGCTTCGCCAGCGCATGTCACCCATCCGTTCGATCTGCGAGGGATGCGGTCCCTCCGAATGCAGCATCTGCCCATTGCCGATGAACACCCCGACATGGCTTTCGTCGCGACCGACGCGCATCAACACGCAATCTCCCGGCACCGGCGCCTTGACATCTACCCAGTGCTGGGCCTTTTCGGCACCGATCAGTTGCGAGATCTCGCGTCGGTGAAAATCCACGTCGGTCATTTCGGCTGAATACGAGGGGATCGGCGTGCCGCGGACGTCCCGGAAATAGAGAAACAGGATGCCCCAGCAATCTGCACCGTCGTAATCGCGACCGTGCGGCACATAGGGAATCCCGACAAACCTCTCCATCAAAACAGCCCCGGAAACGCACCGGGCGTGAACTGCCCGGCCGGATGCGGTTCATTGATCAAGGGATCGGCAACAATGGTGTTCGAGATAGTGAGATCCTCGATCGTCGCATCCGACATCTGAAGCACCGGCACAGTTATCTCCACCGTGTCGGGGTCTGAGGCCATGATGATTTCCAGCTTGACGCTCGGTGGCGTCGCGAAGGTGCGTAGGAGCGCCACCAGCGTGCGGTCGATATTGTCCAACGTCAGCTGCACCCGTGGAGCGCTATCGCTCTTGTCGTCCGGGAGGGTGAACTCGAACGGCAGGAAGATATACTGCTCGCCCCGACTTTCAGTCCCGTAGATCAGCGGATCCTCCGAAAGTCGCGTGGTCGGATCGCTGGAAATATAGATCGGCTCTTCCAGGCTCTCGTGCGTCACCGTCAGGAGGCAGATCGGAACCTCGTCCGTCTCCTGCGCATAAATAGCGCTTCGAAACGCCGCGCTCAGATCCCTCATGGCAACACCTCGAGACCGATTTGCACGCGCCAAATAATCCCGATCGGCGTATAGGAAGCCGGCTGGCGCATCCTTACCAACAGCGGAGAGCCGCCATGGGGATCGGGGAAATTGAAAGCTTTCGAACGATCTTTGATGTCGTTCTTCACGAAAGACTTAAAGGCCTGACGCTGAGCCTCGCTCATCTCCATGCTCCCGGTGATCGGCTGGACGTTCGATGTCGTGCGCCGGCGAACCTTCGCCGGCCCGACTGACACGTTGCTCGCGAGAAGATTGTCGGCGTCCTCTTCAGAATAGCCGTCCTTCAAGAAGGCCTGCGGCAGTTCGGCCGGCCAAGATGGGACTGTCATCGGCGCGCGAGCCCTTCCGAAAGACCGAATTGCGACTTCGCTGCTCTGCGCGAGCTCGAGCCAGGTGTGTTGAGTTTGGCGGCAACGACCTCGTCGATGACCACGTCGAACTGCGGGCCGTCGTTCGTATCGCGCCGCTGCGTCCGGACATTCGATGAGGTGTTGTTGATGACGTTGAATTTCACATTCAGGTTCGCCGCAGATCTCGATGCGAGAAGCCCTTCCGTCACCTTGTTGGGAACGACCTGCGCGCCACGCGGGAGGTTCACCAGCTCTCGGCCGTTTTCGCCGACCATTGCGACGCCGCCAGGCGCATTATCGGTACCGTTCGCATAGCCGCGGACAAGGAAGCTGCCGAATGTCGTATTCGGCGCCCAGAGAGCGCTTGTCGGCGAAATGCCGCCAAACAATTTCCCAACGCCTCCGAGGCCTCCGGATGGACTGTTGACGCCATTTGCCGCCGCCATGAGCTGCTGCGAGAACTGGCCGATGCCATTCCCAAGGTTGCCCAGGCCCTGCGCTGTGTTGTTGACGGCCGGCCCGAGACTGTTGAGGCCGCCACCAAATCCACTCAGACCCTTCGTTGCGACGCTAGCGGAAGAACTGAGCTTGTTGACCGCATCGGCGGCGCTCTCCATGTTCTGGTTGGCACCGATCCCCTGCCACTTGCTAATTCCCGCCTTGCCGGCGCCATACCACGCGCCCCAGCCGTTTTTGGCCGCATGGTCGAGCGCGAAATCAACGCCTGCAGGCCCATTCGCAGGGACAGCCGGATCGAGGCCGGTTTGCGCCATGAATGAGTTCCCAAGACCCCCGCCCTTATAGAGCTGGAATGGACCGAAGGACGGCTCCTGGACGCCATTCTTGAAATAGTTTGACTGCAAGTTCCAGCTGCTGAGACCACCTTCGGAGCGCGCAACAGCAAGTGCTGTGCTTGGATCGATGCCGCGCTGGGCAGCCGCCTTGGCAATGTAGGAAGCGATATCCGTTTGCGGGATCTGCGTGATCGTGGATTTGACAGCTTGGTCGATAAGACCGCCGCGCCGGCTGAGCGTCTCAACGGACGGCAGCACGGCAGAGGTGACGTTGCCGGTAACGACGCCTGGCAGGTTCTGGTTGGCTGCCGCGGGAATGTTGCCGTTGGCACCAAGGAGGCCACCAAGCGCTCCAGCCGTCCCCCCGTTGATTACGACGTTCGCGGCGGTGACGTTCATTGCACCGACGCTGCGATCGCCGAGGAGGCCGCCTAGTGCGCCGCTTCCGCCCTTGGCCAGGTCAGAGAAGGTTCCGAGGTTAGTTCCGAAGGCACCATTTTTCAGCGGGTTGGCCACGCCTAGCTCAAGAACCGTCTTCGTGACGTCCTTCAGCACGCTGTTCAAGACATCGACCGGCTTTTCACCATTGACGATGCCGTCGACGACAGTGTCGATCGCGCTGGTACCGGCATCGCGATAGGTATCCCAGGCATCCTTGCTGCGATCGAGGGCGAGGTTCTGATCCACAATGGCGCCTGCAACTTCGCGGATTGCTGCCGCCTGCTTCCCCGCGGCATCGATGCCAAGATCACGGATCTTCCGCTCGGCATCGAAGCGCGCCAGCGTTTGCGCCTGGACGGCCGGCGTCTCACCGACGACGGCTTGCTGAGCCCGCAGACGCTCCAGCGCGTCGGTTTGGCTCTTGATATAGTCGGTCGCCGAGGCCTGCCGCTGCTCCTCTGCCAACCCGGCGTATGACCGCCGCAGATCGTCGAGGATTTCCTTCAGTTCAGTCTTTCGCTCGCCTTCGGCCGTGTCGTAAGCCAAAACGAGGGGGCGAAGCGCCAATTCCTCCTGAAGCTTGCTCTGCGCCTCGCCGCGCGTAATGGTCCCGGCGGCAACCTGCTGGTCGAGCTTTAGCCGGGTCGCCAGTTCGGATTGCATGTCGGCGATTTGCGAGCGATTGCCGGAAAGGAACTCCTCTATGGCCATCGTGTAAGCGCGCTGCGCCGCCGCATTGGCTTCCGTGGCGCTGACTTCCTGCAGACTGAGCTCGATACGCGTGCGGCGCTGGATCAGCTCAGCGCGCAGGATCGGATTGCGTTCGTTGCTCGCGGCGATATCGAGCTTCTCGATCTCCGTCAGGCGCGTCTGGCGGCTGAGCAGCGCCTCAAGCAGCGTCTTTTTCGCTTCGAGGGCGGAGTTGATGCGCTCCTCCTGCTCCGCGCTTGTTCCGGCCCGCTGCGCCTCGAGCGTCGCGATCTGATTTTGCAGCGTCTGGATCTGCATCAGATTGCCGACGGCCGGCGACTGGTCGGCGACGCCAACGGCGGCAACGCCTGCGTTGGACAGCCGGGCGCTTTCGCGATCGCGCGCTGCCTGCTCGTCGCGCTGGCGCTTCTGCTCCTGCAACTCCTGCAGGCGGGTCGAGTCCGCGAAGGGCTGAAGATTGGTCGGCGAGAAGAGGCCGAACAAACTGGAGAGCGGATTGCTCTTCAGCCGCTCCTGCACCTTCTCGGCTTCCGCGATCTGCTCTTCCAGCGAAGGGCCATAAATGGAGCGGTCTACCGCCTGCCCGAGCTTATCGAACGCCCAACCCGCGAAGGTACCAACGTTTTGCCAGGCCCGGCCCAGTGCGGTTGTGGCTTCGGTCGCCTTGGCAAGCCGGTTCGGCAATGCATCAAGCAGCACGCTCTGGGCTTCGGTCAGGCGGTTCTGCGCTGCGAGGTTCGAAGCATATTCGGCCGTCTTGGCGTCGATCAGACCGTATTGCCGCGAAAGGGCGTCGGCCGCGGTAGCAGGATCGGCAAACATCTGCGCCAGGGTCTCCCCGGCTTTCGACGCATCCTGACCGATGGTAACGCCGAAATTCTTCGAGATCCCGATCAGGCGCTCGTAGTTCTCCGATCCGATCTTGCCCGTCCGGAGGAACTGAACCTCCATATCTCGAGCCGCTTTGATCGAGATGCCGGCAGCAGCAGCGCCAGCCTGGGCGGATGCTTCAAGCTGATCCCGGCTGCCCGCCACGGCGCGGCCGAGGCCGCTCGCCGCTGTGTCCACCGCCTTAACCGAGACGATGTAATCGTTCCACGCCTTGGCGGCGGTTCCGAGGACGGCGACGGTGCCGGCGATCGCCAGCGTAGCTGCGCCAGTCGAACTGACCAGGCTCTTGATGGCCGTGCTGTCGGCCGCGAAGATCTGCGCGATCTGCGGTCCCTGCTGAAGCGCGACCTGAGAAAGCGGCATACCGAGCGCGAGTGACTGCGCAACGTCGGTGCCCTGATAGAGCAGATTCGTCAGCTGATAGCTCGGCAATCCGCTGACGCCGCCCTTCTTCTGGCGGTTCAGCTCTGTCGAATACGCGTCGTAACGCTGACGGGCGACCAGCTGGGCCCTGCCGAGCTCTTCGGTCGAGATCGCGCCGCGATCCGCGAGGCTCTGATACTCGGCCAGTTCGGCGTTCAGACGGCTTTGCGCGGCGCTCAACGGGTCGATCTGCGCGCGCACGGCGGCAACCTGCCGCTCGAGCTGCTCGGCCGCCTGCGCACTTTCCTCGAAAACGCTCGCGGAAGCACGCGCCGACGTGCCGTAACCGTTGATCCCGAGGCGATCATTCAGATCGGACGAGAACGACGCCCCCTGCTGCTGCCGGCGAAGCCTGTCCAGTTCATCCTGCTGGGCGAACTGCTGCGCGAAAACGGCTGCGGAGTCCCGTGCCGAGGTCCCTGCCCCGCCGGAGAAGCGACGGTTCAAATCGGCCGCGAAATTCTGGGCCTCCTGCTCCGCACGCATGCGGGCAATTTCGAACTGGCGGGTGAAGACGGCGGCCGACTGGGCTGCGGTGTTATCGTTCGCCAAGCCAACACCCAGGCGCTGGTTGAATGCGGACTGAGCGCGATCGGCCGCCTGCGCTTCCCTCGCCTCCTGCGCAAGCCGGGCATACTCTTCGCGCTGGCGCTTGGCTGCGGCGGCAACAGCATCATGCTTCGTGACGATCGCCTCGAGCGCGCGTTCGTATCCGCCAGTGATTTGCACGCCGAGGCGCTCGGCTTCTGCCAAATCATTGAGTTCACCCGAGAGTCGCTGCGCGGAAACGTAGGTGGGGTCGAACTGCTGGCGTAGCTGCTCGATCCGCGCGGACATCGCCGTCGCGGACTCGGCGACCGTGCTCTGGCTCAGCTTGGAATTGACGTTCTCGATCGCCGACGCGAGGCCGGTGTAGCCGCGCTTGGTCAGTTCGGCCGCATCGGCAACCAGGCCGAACCGCTTCTGCAGTCCGGAATAGATCAGCTCAAGGTGCTCGACGGAAGCGGCGCTGGTATCCTGCGAGCGTGCTAGACGAACGAGTTCGGAGTTGAACTTGGCGGCGTTGCCGTAGCCGTCGACATAGGTTCGGCTCAGGCGCTCGAGCAGCGGGACGGCCGAGGATACTTTGATGGTAAGACCGTCGACGGCCTGGCCGGAAGCCCTGCTTGACTCCGTCCCTGCGCGATCGGCGGCGACCTTCTGGTTCATGCCGGCGACATATCGCCCGGCATCGAAATCAGATGTGACGCGCAGAGTGCGCAACTCTACAGCCATTTGTCTATCCTTCGATACGGGGTGATATAGCTAGCGCCGGAACGCGCCGCTATTCCTTGTCGGTCTTCAACCGCTCGGCCTCGATCTCAAGGAAAACTCGATCGAGAGCGTACATGGTCTGGAGAAATCGCCCGAAGTCGTTTCCGGTGATGCCGTGATCCCGGGCATAGGTGCTGAGGGCCACGTAGGAGATGGGCGTTTGGCCGCCGAAGGCGCCGTAGAACCGGTCGTAACGGAGGGCGTCGAAGGCTCTAAAATAGAGATCGTGCCACGGACGCGGCTTGAAGCCGCGATCCGATGTTGTCTGAAGCCATGCCTCTTCTGGATTTTCGTCCGCGATCTCGCGAAGCCATTCCGATATTTCTGCCGCCTCCTCGCGTCCTAGTCGGTGACGGAAGGCGGCAATGAGTTTCCCTCTTCGGCCACGGTGTATTCGACTTCGATCTGGCTGATCTTTGCCGCGCACCATCCGATTGCCTGAACCACGACACGGTATTCCGGATCGCTCAGCGTCGCCAGCGCTAGTTCCTGCGTATAATCCTCATCCAGCCCCTCCCATCCGTGAAGGATGTGTTCGGCGTACAGCGCGCCGAGCTCGGCATTGATGACTTCGGTGGGAACTGGCGAGTCCCCATAGATCTTTCCGACGCGCTGGAACATCAGACCGCGAGCCGTCTCATATTCCGGCATAGTCAAAGCAGAAACGTTGAAACGTACCCCTTCCCAGTCGGGAAAGGGTATCCAATCACCCTTCTTCTCTCGTTCCAGGTTTGCCTTCAGGCTTGTCAGCTTCAGTTTCCGCGATGTCATTGGTGCTGCTTTCTTCCTCGGCTACAGGCGCGTCCTGGGTGAGCTTCTTGGCGCGCATGAGTTTGATGAAATCTGCGGGCATGGGCTCGCTTTCCACGCCGGCGGTGAAGTGGGTTTTGACGTCGTTCGGAAAGCCGGTGAACGACACTGCAGGAATGAAGGTGCCTTTGTACTTGCCAGCCATCACGCAACCGCCCTTGTTACGACCAGAGTTGCTGCGGCGGTTGCGTCGATGATGGCGGTGAAAGGCACCTCCATTACAACGGCGCGACCGTTTCCAGGACCGACGGGCGAGCCGTTTGTCAGCTTCAGCTTCGGAACCGAGAACGTGTACTTATTGCCGGTGCTGGCGCCGATCGTGAAGGTCAGCGACAGATCGCTGTGATTGATGACCGCGTCGAACAGATCCTTGTTCTCGAAGATCGCGGTCATGGACCCCGAGACATCGAAAAGGCCGAAGCCGAAGTCATAGGTCTCGTATTGGCCAATGGCATCAACGGCGTAGACGTTGTTGTTGATGCGCAGCGATAGCGCTTGCAACTTCGGACTTGCCGTTACGCCGGCTATGACGAGCGAACCGACATTCAGGGCGGCATTCAGGACCGGCGTGGTAGTCGGATCGGTGTAAGTCGCCCCGGTGACAATCGCAGTATCCGGATTTGGACTGCCAATGCCCATCAGGCCCCAATTGGCAGTAACGTTCTGCTTCGCATTCAACTGCAGGTCCAGCGTGTTCACCCGGCAGCCGCGGTAACGGGCATAGACGTCGGTCGCGCCCAGCTCGAATGTCTTTTCGAACGCCAGCGTCTTCACGACGTTGCCGTTTTTCAGGACGTTGGTCGCCCAGTCGTTCGCGAGTAAGGCGCTGAGCCAATCGTCGAACGTGCCGTATGACAACAGCGTGTTGATCGGGCCAGTGACCTGGCGCCCGACGTCGGTCACGTCGCTGCGATTCCTGTCCGGCCGAACTTCGTCAGACGACACCGTCTGCTTGTCGAGCGTGAGGCCTTCGGTCACGTAACGCGCTATTTTCCAGGTCGGCGTCGCCGGGATTGTGCCCGGTACCGCCTCCATCACGTACGCAAGGCGTGTCTGCGAGCCGTGAGCTACAGCCATGATAAGGGCTCCATCAGTGGGAAGGGCGCGTCGTCACGACGGGCCAGTGCGCGCTTGCCGAAGGCGCGTGTTCGGCGTCCGGACGGGCCGGAAGTGCTATGATCCAGTGGTGTCGCGCCGATCGAAGCCGATCGTCAGCGTCATCGCGAAGAAGTTGGGAAAGTCCCTGCCCGGCTCGCCGCTGCCGATCGACATGCGCTGAAAGTTCATCGTGCCGACCGGATGCTCGCGAAACAGGTTCGAAAGACGCTTTGCGATCGCCCTCGCCTCACGCGATCCGGTACCGTCCGGAACCATGACGTGGAAATAGGCCGCGCCATCCTCGACCCACTCATTCTGTCCCGGCGCGCCAAAGGTGTCCTGCTCGAGCAGATCTCCGACGATCTCGACATAGACGAACGCCGTCTGGGAATCTGGATCGCTGACCTTGTCGTTCTCGTAGATCACGACCGTCTCCGACCAGGAGTCGAAGAGCACCTCGCTGATCGCGTCGAAAGCTTCCGGACTTGCCATTCAAAGCACCATGGACATGATGACGGCGGGATAGCTGATTGGCATGCCCGCCTGCCGATCTTTTCGTCGTCCCTGGCTGTGCTTGAGCACGTAAGGGATTTCCGGATGAACGCCGGCGGCGATATCCAGCCATTTGGTTTCGAAGAGGTACCCGGCGCCTGTCCGCCCTTCGTTGCCAAAGCGGCGCGCCAGCGCCCGCTTCGTGCCGTCGAAGATCGCAAAACGCTTGGTGCCGAGCAGACCAGCCTCAGCCTTTCGAATGTAGGGCTGGAAGTTGGTGACGATGACCTCGGAGGCCGCGGCCACGTCGGTGTCGTGGGGCACGACCTCACCGTTGACCACGACGATGAATGAGTTGCGAAAGCGGCCACTGCGCACCGGCGAGCGGCGCTGCAGTTCCGAAATCGCATAGGCGATAATCTCAGCCCAAAGCGAGAACTGGTAGACGATCGGCCCAGGCGCGATGACCTCGTCTTCGGACTGCGCCAGTCGGCCGTTGACATACAGTTGGTAGCTCTTGCTCGCGCCGCCGGTTTGGGCCCGGCGTAGCTCCGCTCGCGCAAAGTCGGCGAGCGCCTTGTTGATGGCCGCCGGCGCAATGCCGGCAGTCGCCAGTTGGATTTCCCGCTCGAAAGTTTCGAAGGTCGCCATCAACCGCCTATCATCAGCTTCATGCGAACCAGTACGTTGCGCATCTTGTAGCGTTTCGGCAATTCGACGTTCCGTTCCTTGCTGTCGACCACGATTTTGTCGCCCTTCACGATCGGCAAGAAGCCTCCAACATGCGTAGGGCTGATGATCACGTTCGAGAACGTGCTGTCGATGCTGCCGGCAAGTTCCTCCGCCTCGAGGGGGCGGACGAAAGCCGGAATGGAGACTTCAATTTTCGGCCGGGGATTGCCGGTCGGAGCCGTATAGCGACGAAGAATGACAATCTCTCCGGACTCGTCGAGTGTTCGATCAAGCTCAGCGATCGCTTCCGCGGGCGTGATCATCATGCGATCAGCACATTTCGATAGAGCGCCAGGCGGGCCAGGAGATCCGGCGGTACCGGCGAAAGCTCGGTGCCGGGAATCGCCCCAACCCAGAAATCGAGCTTGCGGGTCTGAACATCCGGCACTTCGATGCTTTCCGACTTCACGAGCGGGTCGCGAGAGCTGGAAGACAGCCTCAAACGAGCGAGATCGGCGGCGATCGCGACCAGATCGGGGGGAACGTCAGCCAGACCCGCGACATATGTCACCTCGATCGTGCCGTTCTGCCAGCGCCACGGGCGGCCGCCATTCACTCGCGTGAGGATCCCGGCGCCGCGGTTGATGAAAAAATCGCTGCTGATGACCGCCGACGAAAGCTCCGTGACGGTCGCGGACACGATAAACCGGCGTGACAGCAGTATTTCGCCGTCGCAGTGCTCGTTCCAGATCGTCTCGACGATGGTTTCGGCCTTCAACGACGGGACATTGATGCCATCGGAGGCGACATTGCAGGCTATCGCGAGTTCAGCCGAGATCTGCAGGCCGAGTTGGGTAAGCTTGGCATCTTGCGACGTGTCGCCGTCATCTAGACCGGCTGCCTCCCGCAATTGCGGCAAGGTGAGCAAGGAAGGGCTTGCCGTCGGCACGGTAACGGTGAAGTTCTGGCGCATCGGAGCCCTTCCAGCGGAAAATTGGGCGGCATCGAAATGCCGCCCTGTCGGTTACTTGGCCTTCGGCTTGAGCGCCTCGATGTAGTCGGCCTTGGTATTTGCCTCGGAAAGATCGACGCCGATTTCCTTGGCATACGCTTCCAGGTCGGCCTTGTTCATCGTGTTGAGCTCGGCTTCCGATTTCTTGTCCGACTTCGACACATCCGGGAGGGGATCCCCGAACTGGTTGGTCGCCTTGTTCTCGCCGCTCACGTTGGCGCCTCCCTTGTTCGCTGCGTCCTGCTGCTGGGCCGCGGCATCGGCTTGGACCTGCTGCTGCTGGACAGAGGCGGCTGCGGACGGCGGAGTTGCCTGGCCGGGCGCGGAAAGGGGCTGCTCGAAGACGCCGGAGTTCGGATCGACGGCGGTGATGGCGGGCGCGCCTTCGAATTCGCGCAGCATCTGAGACTTGGCTTCGGAGATGAGAACTGCGTGGACCATGTTGCCGGAGAACGGCGTGCCACTGCGCGCGATGATCGCCTTAAGATCCTCGTCGGACGCAGCGCTGAGACGCTTATCGAGCGCATCGATGATGCGGCGGTTCAGCTCTTCGTCTGCAGGCGTGGCGGTATTGCTGGTTGCGGCTTCAATGAAACCGGCATCCTTCAGCCCCTGAAAAGTCGTGTCCTGGACCGTGTAGCCGGCCGGCGGGAAGTCGTCACCAGCCTTGAGATGCAAGAAATTTGCCCCATCGAACGCGAATGGGAAGCTCTGCTTCACTGTGCCTTTCATGGCGGAAGTCCTTCTGAATTTGTGGTGGAGGAAACCGACGCACCAGCGCGTCGGCGTTTTTCATCCGCCCTCGGTGCCCCCGACGTTGATTAGGCCGGCGGGTTTGCCGTCGGCCGGAGGTTCTGCTTGCCCATGATCCAGACCGCAGATAGGAACACGTTGCCGGTATTGCCGGTCGGCGTGATCGTTGCACGGACATACTGCTTGCCGCCCGTGTAGCCGATCTTGCGGATGCCGTTGTCGGCGGCAAAAGTGAAGCCTGCGAGCGTGAGGCTGCCGTTCATCTGGTCGGCCGGTACCGCCGCTGCGTCAGACAGGTTCGCAGCATCGCCGTGCTCCATTGTCACGGCAAATGTCGCATCAGCGTCGGCGATGTCACCGAGGATGATGGCGAGCGCCACAGCTTCCGCACCGAGACGATTGAGGATCTGCGAAACAAAAGGGGTATTGTCGGCGACTGCAGCGGCCGGGGAAATCGCCCGCTTCAGGTCGATGTTATTGATCAGGTCCCTCATGGGAGCCTCCGTGAAGACCGGCGCGCTGCGCGCTGAAACCGGGTGATGTCAGGAAATGGCGCGGCCGAAGCCGCGCCGAGCGAAGCGATTAGGCCGAGACCACCTGCAGGGCGTAGGCCTCAAAGTCGACGACGTCGCCGCCGACACGCTGGCGCGTGTAGAACTCGACGAAGGGCTTCGAGGAATACGGGTCGCGCAGGGTGCGGATGCCGAGGCGATCGACGACGGTATAACCGGCGCGGAAGTCGCCGAACGCCACCGGCAGCGCGCCGGCGCCGACGGACGGCATGTCGTCGGCGCGGCGGATGCTGTAACCGAGCAGGACCGAGGGCTTGCCAGCTTCGAGGCCCGGGCGCCAGATGTACTGGCCCTGGTTGTCCTTGAAGAGCATGACGGCCCCGACGGTGCCGCGCTTCATCAACCAGTTCGCGTTGGCCAGGTACTTGTCCTTCAGCGAGAAGGTCATCGTAACCAGGCCATCCGGCGTAAGCGTCGTTGCGTTACCGGATGCCACCTGGGCGATGGTGCCACGCACGCCGGCCGAGCCGGCCGGATAGGTCAAGATGCCGCGCGGCTTCTTGATGCCATTGCCCGAGATGAATGCCAGAGCGCGCATGCGGGCGAACTTTTCCGAAACCTTCCGCTCGAGCCATGCTTCGATATCGATGCCGGCATCTTCGAGCAGTTGCTGCGTTGCCTTCGGCTTCGCATAGATCTCGAAGACCGGAATGCGCTGCACGCCGACTTGCGGGGTGGATGTTTCGGGACGCGCGTCCGTCTCACCTACCCAGCCGGCGCCGGCTTCGTCGGTGTCGACCGCGATTTCGATCGCATCCGTCGTAATGGTCTCGTGATAGGCGAGCTCATCGAGAGGCGACGTTTCGTAGATCTTGGTGATGATCCGCGAGCTGGTCGCCGTCGGCGTCAGATAGCCGCCGTCCGGGTCAGAGCCGACCAGCATTGCCTTCTGCTCTTCGAGGGAGAGCATGTTCACCTCGCGGCGAAGCGACATTTTGAAGGCGTCTTGGTAGGCCTTGTACTCTTCGACGTTGGTGTCTTCGGGCTTCAGGCTGGTGTTGAGCTTCAGCTCGCCACGACGTGACATCGCAGTGCGCTTGAACTCGGTCGCTTCCAGGATCAGCTTGCCCTGGTCTCCGCCGTTGCCGCCGCCTGGACGGTTCAGCTTCTTTTCGATTTCGAGGATCGCTTTGGCCTCGGTTTCGGCCTTTGCGAGAATCTCGGCGACCTTCTTCTCGATGGCCTCGTGCTTCGCTTCTACGCCGCGGGTCAGGGCCTCGAGATCGGACTTCAGCTGTGTTCCGTCGCCGGCCGATTTACCGGCCTTTTCGGCCAGTTCGCGGACTTCCTTCAGGTCCTTTTCCATGCTGGTCTGAAGCGACTTATAGTCCTCGCCGACGCGCTTCACCTCGCGCTGGACATCGTCCAGCACGTCCTTGATATCGGGCATAGCGCCCTCCGTTATGAGATGTTGGTCAACCCGCCCGGAGCTTCTTCAGCTCTTCGAGCAGTTCCACCGCCGCCTTCTCATCACAAGAGGACGTCGTGGGTTGGCCCTCAGCCTCACGCTGAAGGTGCTTCTTCACGATTGCGACGGCCTTCACGGCATCGTCACGTGAGAGAATGGTTTTCAGATCGCGCTCAAGATCGCGCGGATTGAGCAGATCGAGCGCCTTGACCTGGCCGATAAGCGCCTTGTCGTTGGATCCCCAAGTCACGATACTGACTTCTTTCAGGTCGATCTCGTGCAGGACGCGATACGGGTCCGTGGGCTTGGTGCCCATGGTGTATTTCGTGGCGCGATAGCCGATGGAGAGGCCGTCCAGTTCACCGGCCTTCAGGCCTTCATAGATCATCTGGCCGCGATCGGTATTCAGTGCAAACAGCTCGCCCGAAACCTTCAGGCCCTTGCTGTTTTCCTCCATCGAGGTCCACTTGCCGATCGGCAGCATGTCTTCGACCGGGCCGTAAAAGCCGCCGTGCTGCAGCAGCATCTTCGGCAGCTTAGTCTTGCCTTCCCACTCGCGAAGAGTTGCTTTGAAAGCGCCCTTCTCGATTACGTCGCCGTGGGAATCGAGGTTGCCGAACACCGCGCCGTAGCCGGAGAACGTGCCTTCCTTCGCTGAACCGCCCTCGAACTTGACCTCGATAAGCCCGGTTTCAAGATGATCCATGCCTATTCTCCAGGTGGCGGCAGCGCCGGCGTGGCCGGCGGCGTGAGAAGTATCGGTTTCCCGTTTTCGTCGATGGCGACCATGTTCGCCGGCACATAAAGGCGATCCCCGCCGGTGACTGGCGGGAGTTCGTCGAACCCCCGGATTTCGTTGGGTGTGAGCCAACCCGGGCTGCTCTTTCCAAGCGCAGTCGAATTGTATTCGCCCTTGTCCTTCATGGCCGGGCTTAGGAAATCTGCGTCGACGAAACCGGTATAATACCCCTTCTGCCGCTGCTCTTTCTTCAGCAGGAAGAGGTCGCCGGAGCCGCCGAACCGGCGATGGATAGGCCGGATGCAGTGAACAAGATGGGCTAGAAACATCTGCTCGGCCGAGGCGAACGTCGCGTTCTTGTCGCCGGAAAAACCGATCATGATCGGCATCACGCGGAGAACTTCGCAGATCCGCTCGACCTGGAATTTTCTGGTTTCGACGTGCTGCGAGTCCACGCCCGTCATCTGAATGGGAGAGAACTTGGCCGCACGGTCGACGACCATGATCTTGCCGGTGTTCTCAGCCCCGCCGAAATGGCGGCGCACCCACGCCGCAAGCTTCACGAGTCCGGCTTCTCCGATCGCCCCGTCGGTAGAAAGCACACCACTCGGCCGGGCGCCGTTGCGGTGGAACATCGCGTGGCTCTCTTCCGTCGCCAACGCAAGACCGATTGCCTCGGCCGCGTAGCGAACGATGTTGAGCCCCTCGATCGTGTCCCAGGACGGCCCTTTCACATGCCAAATCCGATCGCCAGGCACCGTTTCCGTGGTGCCGTCGATGCCTGTCAGCGTGTAGGTCCGCATGTAGTCCGAATTCACCTTGCAGACGACGCGGGAGGGATCCAGCAGGATCATCTCGACGATCTCGCCGCGCACCTTGTTGAGGAACGCGTAGGAGCGACCGGCCAAATCGACATGGAAGCTCTGCGTCTCCCGAAATTCGAGACTCGTCATCCACTCGTTCGGCGCAGTCGCCAACAGATCGTAGAGCGGTTGGTCGCGAGCTTCCTTGCGATCGACCACTGTCTTGCCGTTCACCGACTTCTCGGTTCGCTGGTAGAGCTTCCACGGTACCGTCGCGAGGCCATCGGCGCGGACGCGGCAGCAGGCAAGCACGGTCGTCACGCTGAGGGCGGACTTCCAGTTGACCGAAATGCCCGTCTTCGAGGTGGCGAATCCGCCGAAGAAATCGGCCCACATCTGGTCGACCAGACCGTAACGACTTTCTTCCTTCCGCTCACCGCCACCGCTGAAGAGCGAACCAAAGAAGCCCTTCATGCCTGCGACCTCGGCGCTGTCAGCAACGCAAAGGCGATCATGAGCACGCCGGCGACAATAAATCCGGCCGGCGCGAAGATCAGCCACGCGCCATAGGCGATAGCCCCGGCCCCGATAAGACCGATGCCGTCACGGAGAAGCGCCGGAACAAAGGCCGCAGCGATCAAAACAGCCAACCGCAGAACGCGACCGGCGAACCTAAGGAAGCGCATACGGTTGCTCCAAATCAGAATGTGTTTGCCATTGCCTCGTCGAGGGCGGCCATTTCGGCTGCGATCTTGGCCTCGAGCGCGTCGAGATCCTCTTCGCTATCCCAGACGGACTGTTCGCCGGTTTCGCCGAGGTCGGCGGCGCCGGCAAGCATCGCCAAGACCGTCATGCCGTCGATGCGGCCACGCTGGTGCTTCTTGATGAAGAACCGATTGTTCTGGGCGTCCGGCTGGATCGCCGCGTTGCCGGAGCACCACTTGGTGATCGGGCTTTCGTCGATAACAATCCGACGCTGCAGGATTCGATCCTCGAATTTCTGCAGCGACCGCGGCATCCAGAGCGCCTTCTTCGACTGCATGCCGAGGCGCCCCTGCCCGTGGATGATGATCTTCAGGCCAGAGCCGATCTCACCTTCCGGCTCCCAGACCCACGTTTCCAGGCCGACGTTGTCGCATGCCTTGCGGAAGTCGGTCAGGAACGCCGGGTCAACGACCATCGCGGCGACGTTGCGCTGCGCGCGGACGCGCTGAATCAAAACGGCGATGAATTCGTATTCGATCGACCGGCCAGGTACCAGATTGAGGAGCGGCGGGATGGCCGCCGCCCACTCGACATACTGGGCGTGATCTTCTTCGGCCTTTTCCTTCAGCTTCTCAGCCGGCTTCCAATATTGCACCGCCGCGTGCAGAACGTCATCGCTGTCCACCCAGCCGATGCCCAGCGCCGTTAAGTCGTTCTTTTTCGACAGATCGAGGCTGAGGAAAACGTCGGCGTCGTCGGCATCGGCGATATCGACACTGCCCTGCACCGCTTCCCAGAAATCGAGATCGATCCAGTATTCAGACGACCCGACCGGCACGCCGAAGTAAAGGCGCTCTGTGCTCAAGCGCATGCCGACCGAGTTGCGGGCCGAGTTGACCTCGATCCTGACGTTCTCGACCGGGAACGTGATGCCGAGGCACGGCATCGATTTCTTCCAGCAGCTCTCGTCTTCGAACGGCTTATCGTTCGGGTCGACGCGAGCGATGAAGGCGAACGCGGAATCGTCTACCGCCTCACCGCGCAGGATGCGCTGGTGGAGCTGGCTCCATTCCGTCGCGACCGGCTGATCCGCTGCCGGCGTGTTCGTCGACATCCACAGTAGGAAATCGCCCGGCATTTTGGCGCCGGCGGATTTCCATGTCTTCAGGGCGCCGTCCGATTTCCACTCGTGGATCTCATCGGCCGCCACATAGGACGGACGCGGGCCGTTGACCTTCTCGTCACCAGCGAGTGAGCGGAACTTCGATCCGCTCTCCGGATGCTCGAGCATCCAAATCATGTCGCCGGTTCCGCGCGTCAAAATCGTGCCGCGCGAGACGAGACTTTCGCCGTCGAACTCCGCCTCCGGCATTTCCGCCAGCGCCATCGCCGCAGCGTCGCCGAACAAGACGTTCGCCTGGTTCCGGTCCTTCGCGATCGCATAGCACTCAGCGCGCGGGATGCCTCGAAAGCCCATCGTGTAGAGACCTAGCGCCGCGGCGACCGGCGATTTGATCTGGCCCTTTCCGGCTTCGATCCATGCCGTTCTGTACCGGAGACGGTTGCTGTCCTTTCGGTACCAGCCGTAGAGCGAGCCGACGACGAACGTCGTGTAGCTCGGCAGGTGGAACGGCTCTCCGGCCTTCGCTCCTGCTGTGACCGTGAGGCAAGACGGGAAAAAGCCCAGAGCTTTCCTGGCGGCTTCAGGCCGCCATTCAAGGCCGCGTTCGTGGCAGGTTTTCAGATCGTTCAGATGCCGCTGGCAAGCCAGTCGGCCGAAATGTCCGGACGTGACCCAACCGTCGACGACTTCCTGAGCCCAGAATGTGACGGGATCACTTGCTTCCAAGGTAGTCATCGGCGGCGCGCTTCTTCCTTCCGGATCTTGGCGGCGCCTTCTCGGCTCGGCCGCGCTCGGTCGGCGGGATGCCGAGTTCGCGCTCGGCGGCCATCACCCGCTTCATCGCGGCGTCGGCGATCGCCTTGTAGGGGTTGTGCATCATAACTTTCGTCTTCGGTGCTGGCGTCATGACGCCGTAGCGGGCGACGTGCGCCTCAGCCAATTTCCAGTCAGCGTAGGCGCCGGCCGCCATTTCGATCAGCACGTCATTGTCGACGTCCAAAAGCCCTTTTCGAGCAAGGCTTTGCGTGAGAGTCTTCCAGCGTTCGCTTGCGATCTTCGCGCGACGCTTGCCCCATTCCTTCACGTTGATGGTCATAAGCCAGTTCGGCTCATCGATTTCGACGTCCGGCACTTCGGCGCCGGGGAACGGGCCCGGCACCACATTCGATGCCGGGGTAGGATTCGGTTTTCTGCCTCTCATGGGACTCAAGCTACTCGGCAGCAAGGCCGGCTATGGTTTATCGGAGTACAGGCTTTCCGAAGAGTATCTGTTGCGAGATCCTCGTCTGGCATGGTCTGTTACTTCGTCGTCAAAAAAGAGGAATCGACTATGTCCACGCGCTCGCAACTCAGTTGGAACGACTTAGCCATGTTCGAAATCGACGACGATGCGCGCCTGTACTGGAAGGGCGAAGCTGTCGTGCTTGAGAAAAGGCTCAAGTTGGAGGCCTATCAAGTCTGGCTCGCAAGCCTCGCAACGTTCGGGACACTGTTGTCCGGTATTCACCCTTTCGGCCAGTCGTTCGGCTGGTGGTGACGAACGAACGGCGAAGATCTGTGGCTGCCCCTTAAGGCGCGGCCTAAATAGCCTCCTGAGGCTGCTCGATACCATTTGTCGAAGGCATCATGGACTTTCCTTAGATCAGCCTCGAGCTGTTCTCGGCTTTTGTTGCCGTCCATGTCGTTGGTGCCGAACGTCTCGTAACTGAGCTCCCAAGCCGTTGGATACGCGATAGCTTTGCCGGCCTCGATCCATTCATTATAGGCCGCGCGGACCTGGTCCTGCGTCTGTGTCGGGCCTTGTTTCGTCGGCAGTGGGAATTCGAAGCGCGTCCTCATGACCACCTCAATTATGAGTCCGAATTTCAAGAAAGGGGGGTCGTCTATTTTGCTCTCACTGCGAACGAAGGCCCCGGACGGTGGCGCCCCCACCCGCTCCAGACATTCGACCGCCCCCCGGGGGCTATCGGCGAGGCGGCGGCGCTCGATCTGGGTTTGGGTGGAGGTCTTGACCGATGACCACTGAAACGCGCTGGTTCACTTCAAGCGCTTCCGCTGCCCTATCCAAATCCGTTGCACGGGCGTCGAGCACGTTGGCCTTGCTGCTGTAAGAAGCAGCTTCAGCCAGCAGGGCTAACGCTGCGCCCCTGTTCTTGTCTGCAAGCTCGCGATCTGCGTTCGCCTGCTGGCGCAGATGGATAATCGCTTCGTTCAAGGCTTGCTCCTATGCCAAGGGTGGCGAGGGTCGAGGGGCGCACCGTCCACAGTGCAGCCTTGCACCACGACATTGCCACCACGTCGACGAGCTCCGCCGCGTTGCTCTTTCACCTGCCTGTCATGATGGCCGCAGAATGTGCGCGTGTTGCCGATCACGTCTAGCGCCGTTGGATGATCCACATTCGGGCGGGTGACGATGTGGTCACAGACAAGGCGGTCAGTCCGACCACAGCCAGGCACAACGCAGCGCCAGCCGTCGCGCTCATGGGTGGCGCGCTTGAGCGCCTTCCAATGAGGGGAATCATAATACCGATTGCGGGCCAATGGCAGCACCTGCGATATGTCCGCAAAACCCGGAACGATTGAAGAACAAAATTCCTGTTGGTTGCAAGCGGCTCGACATGTGCATAATGCGGCAGCAAGGCAGCACCAAATTCCTTTTGGTGAAAGGTGCGCCATGCAATCCGACAGTCTCACGATTTCCGTTCTCGGAATGAACGCCACAGCGAGCGGGCAATTCGCCATTGTCGCCCTGGTGGCGATATTCGCGACCGTGGCACTGCTGAGACTTCGGAAATGAAAAGGCGGCCAACCCGGAAGGGCGACCGCCTGTCGATAGACGCAAATCAAGCATCCGCAGCGATATGACTCGTTAGCTCGATTTCTGTCAACACCCCCTGCTCAAGCTGAACGCCATCTTCAAGCCCTCAGCCTGTCACCGGATTACCTACCTCAAACCCTGTAGAGAGGCGCTTGATAGCGCCTCTACTAGGTTAAGATATAAATATTCCGCGCGTGCGTGCGCGAGGCCGGTGCCGATTTTCCGCGCTTTTTCCGCGATCCTTCCGCAGGTCGATTTCCACACCCCTTATAGAGTAATGCAACCGGCAGCGTGAAAAGCCGATTTTCCGCATTTCTTCCGCACATATTCCGCGATCCTTCCGCGAAACTTCCGCAGACGCGGGGCCGGAAAGCAGGCCGTGGTTCAACCTGCGATCATTCCCCAAAAAATATTTTCGAGATGCGGTGATTTGGGCAGCTGAACGGCCGGATGACGCCCGAAAACGCGCACCAGGGCGAATCACTTTCGCACCGTCAAAGCCGTAATGAATGCGGTTTTCCGAGCGTGGCGACGTCAAAACGAAAATTAAATCGGTTTCAAAACAAAGCCTTAGCGTTTTCGCATTCGATTTACGAGAAAACCGCATTGCATAACGAAATGAATTCGATATTCTCCAAATCACCGAAGCGAAAACGAAATCACTTCGGGATTGCGAGACGGCCTTTTCCTCCCGCAATGTTTTTTGAAAAGCTGGCGAACGGTCTGGTTATCAGCCGCAAGGTTTGGGCGACAAACTCGCGAAAGCGGGCAAAGCCTCGATTGAACGGAAGGTTTCCCGGCCCTCGCATATCAGCGTTATAGGGCGACCCAATGCTAAGGCATTACCGGCATGACAAAGCCGGGTTTGGGGAAGGACGCGCGACAAGCGGGAGGGTGCAAGCCCCTCATGCGGACTGAAATGACTTGTCTCTGTGAAGGTTCCGACCGAAGCGACCCTGATGCGAAGCGAAAGCCGAGTGTGTCAGATCATCGTTAGGCGGCGGGAAGATAGCAGGCAACCCAGATAACCGCGTTCGCAGACTGGGCAAGAGCTGCACCCCACAACCGATAACAGGCACGGGTTCCCCTAGCACAAGATCACAACGGAAAATCTGAAGGGCAAGCAACCACTTGCCCCTCTTGCCACATGCAAGGAAAGCGCCGCCGCAAGGCTGGCGCTTTCCCGGCATTTGGCCGTCAACCGCCCCTGCGCGAGGGGCTTTCAATCAGGAGAATACGACAATGGCACAGTTTGCAATCATCACCGGCAAGGCACTCAAGAACGCTATCGCTGGCCGCGGCGCTCAGATCGCCACGTTCACGCAGCGCGAGCACCAGCTCGCCGTTTCGGCGCTGGCACACCTCGGCGAACACAACGACGTCATCTATGTCCAGGCGCTCTATGACATGAGCCCGGCCAACTACCAGCGCGGACTGCGCCTGTGGTTCCTCGAATTCGGCAAGTGCACGTTCAAGGCCAACGAATCCGGCAAGGGTGGCGTGTTCATCTATGCCAAGAGCAAGGCCAGCGATGTCGAGGGCGCGATGAAGGTCGCACCGGCGAATTTCGAGAAGGAAGCCAAGGAGTCGACCACGGAAGCCAAGGCTTTCAGCGTCACCGACTATCTCGCCAAGGTCGTCGAGAAGCTGATGAAGGAAGGCGCCGACGTGCGTGTCATCCGCGCCATCGAAGGTGCGCAGAAGGTCGCCGCTGGCCCGGTCGTGGTCGTCCGCAACCAGAAGCCCCTGCCGACGGCGGCCGAAAAGAAGGCCGCAGCGCCGAAGAAGGCCGCCAAGAAGGCCGATCCGATGCAGGCACCTGCCGCCAACGGCATCGCCGCCTAACCGCGAGGCTCGGCCCGGGTCGCCGGGCCATCCTCCCAACATAGGGATATCGTATGTCCATCGCCTTTGATACACTCGGCTATGCGAAACGCCTGCGCGATGCGGGCATGAATCAGAAGACGGCGGAAGCTCACGCGGAAGCCGCGCGGGATTTCATCATGGCTGAGCTCGTCACGAAAACGGATCTCGCCGCAGCGCTCGACACTCTCACGCTGCGGCTGACCACCCGCCTTGGCGGCATCATGGTAGCCGGCGTCGGCGCGCTGGCGCTGATCATCAAGCTGACCTAGTCACCCACACCATAATTCAGACGCTGCAAGCCCGGCCATCGTGCCGGGCTTTTGCGTTTCCAGCCATAAGGAACCGGACTAATGAATATGATCTATGCCCCGAATACGGCCCGCTTCGACCACACGGCGCGCGCGATGACCGAAGACGAGATGCGCCGCGTTGCGCCGTCCATCTTCGCGGTCGAGGCTCACGAAAGCCGCTCCGAGCGGTTCCAGCCCATCCCCACGATTGAAGTACTCCGCGGCCTCATGCGCGAAGGCTTTATGCCAGTTGGCGCACGGCAGGCACGCACTCGTGACGAAGGCCGAAAGGATTTCACTAAGCATATGATCAGAATGCGGCGCCTCGACGATGGCAAGGATTACAGCGTCGGCGACACTGTATTCGAGATCATTCTGAAGAACGCCAACGACGGTACGGCCGCCTATGACCTCATGGCGGGCCTCTTCCGCATCGTCTGCAAGAATTCGCTGGTCAGCCAGACCGGCACCTTGGACAGCTTGAAGGTGCGCCACAGCGGCACCCCTGAAGGCGTCCAAGGGAAAGTGATCGAAGGCACCTACGAAGTGCTGCGCAATGCCGAGGCGGCGCTTGCCGCGCCCTCCGACTGGAGCGGCCTGCAGCTCGACAAGGACGAAAAAATGATTCTTGCCGAAGCCGCGCATGTGCTTCGGTTTGACGATCAGGATGGCAACCTTGCGAAAGCGATTGATCCGGCGCGGTTCCTGACAACGAAGCGCGTAGCCGATCGCGGAAACGATCTCTGGACCCAGTTCAACGTCGTCCAGGAAAACGTCATTCGCGGTGGTCTGCACGGCACCGTGAGTGACGATCAGGGCCGCCGCCGCAACGTTTCCACGCGCGCTGTCAAAGGCATTGACCAAGACGTCAAGCTCAACAAAGCGCTCTGGCTGGTCGCAAGCCGTATGGCCGAGCTCAAGGGCGTAGCAGCCGACGCCTGACTCGGCATCTCGATTTCCGAAAACTCCCATGGACGGGGCTGGCCTCATCATCCGCCAAGCCGCGTGGGGACTCGTCGCCGGGCGAGGGAAAAACAAACCGGGCACCACGAGGCTAGCGCGCCGGGCGCGTGGTGGCACCCTTATCAAGTGGCGCAATGGTGGTCATGTCCACCCTGTCCTGAGCATGACGGTAAAGGGCTCACCCCACGACCAACAACGAAAGGATAGCTATGGCCGACATCGAAACGGTCAAGGAAATCGCTTGTGATGATGGAGTGTCGTTCGATTACGACGAACTAGGCGAAAAGCTCGACGAGCTTGCATCCGAAGCGGTCGATGACCCCTTTCCCTCTGTCTACGTTCGTCATCAGGGCCTTCTTTTCAGCCCCACAAAGGCGACGCTCTACAAGTCCACGGATGATGATGGCGACGTCACTTGGGAAATCATTCTCGACGTCGAATAATCCGCACACGATAGCCCGGCCTCGCGCCGGGCCTTTGCTTTCCACCTTTTTGGAGAAACGGCAATGCCAAGCCAGCATTCCAGTCGCATGCGCATGCCCGCCGATTGGGAAACAGCCCGCCAGCGCCAGCAGCGCCAGGCCGCCGACGAACTGGCGGCATATCTCGACAAGGCCGCGCTGATGCGTGCCCGCATCGCCTCCGCAAGAATTCTCATCTCCGAACCGGTCACCCCCTCAGCCGGTCGGTGAGCGCAAGCAATCCCCCATGTCGCTTGCGCGGCCGCACGTTCCCTGCCCTGGACGTGCGGCCTTCCGGCGACATGAAACGAGGCCTTCCAAAATCCAAGCTTTCACCCGCCCAGCGGCGCAAAGCCGCTATCACTCGCGCGTTCCCCGGTTGGTACCTCACCGACGGCCAGACGTGTGCGGCCGCGCACATCACTGCTGCGTTTCGCTCGATTGCCGAGCTCTCGACGATCCGCGCCTACCTCGCACGCGGAAAGCTCTCTGAAAAAGAGGGCGAGATTTACACGCAAACCGCCGTCCGCTCCGCGAGGTTCAACCTCGCGATCGGCCGGGACCCCTCACCTCTTCCCTGAAAGGATCCTGCACGCATGAGCTTCCAGGACATCGCGGCGTTTTTCGCCATCGGCCTTTTCACTATCGCAGTTTCAGAATGGGCGCCGGTCATCGCGGCGCTCGCCCACTAATCGAGGAAATCCGAACATGATCAACAGACAGCGCGCCGCCAGCGTGGACAACTTCGTACGCCAGTTCGCCGCCGAGCGCGAACATGAGGGCGTCGAAAAGATCGCCGCCGAGATGATCGGCGGAATTCTGCATTGGGTAATGCGCAATGCCGAGATGGCGGGTGACGACGGTCGCAAGCCCGCCCTCGCTGTCGCCCGTGTCGGCCTGTCGTCGTTCATTAGCGACGTGCACCGCATCGAGGGCGTGCCGAAGGCGCCTGAGTGCTACACGCTCATCACCGTCCGCACACGAGAGGGACTTTGGGTCTCTGAGACCGGATTTGAGGAACTTATTCAATAGCTTCGATCAAATCTAGGACACCAGCTCAATGGTCCAGCATAAGATTTCAACCGCAAATGCCTCTAGTGCTGTCGCAACCAGAACTCATCATTTACTCACCACAAAGAGCTAATTGCGCGCCTGCCGTGTTGGTGTACCTTCGAGGATGAGTTGCAAGTGTGCAACGGTATGCGACTTGGATGCGAACCAGTGAGGGGGGCTGATTATGTTTAAGTTAACTTTGTTGCTCGTCGGCGCGGTTATGATCGCAGAAGGAGCCCAGGCTCGTATTTCCTGCGGTGAAGTATACGCTAACAGTGTCCGCAACATATCAATTGAGAGTAGATTGGCGATCGAGAAAGATTTTCTCTTTAATCGGCATTGCTCGGCGAGTGGTGAAATATCTCAGTCGAGCTCCGGGTTCGATTTCACTGCAACGGTAAAGGCAGTCGACATCGGCTTTGGCGGTACTCAGAGCGATGCTCGCCAGTGGATGGAATCATTCTGCAAGGAGCATCTCCAAACGAGGGACCGTCAGGACGAACTGTTCAGGTTTGACAACACGGTCGTGGTTGACGCCTTGAAATCGTTCAACGAATGTCGAGCGCTCGAGATCAATGAGACGTACATCACTCACGTGCTCGTCGAACCCCGTGCGGCGATCCTGACGGTGGACTTCAATCGAGACACAACGAACCTACGCTTCCGTGGAATTACTTACGACACCAACGTGGCGGAGTGCTGGACAACTGGCCTCACCGAAAGTGGTGATACTCTCGTTCTAAACAATACGACACAAGAGTTTGAGGTGAAACGATCCTTCTCTGTGATATGTGAGCGCAAGGGCACTCCAACCAACGCGGGCTCTACGAAATTCGAGCGCTTCGTCATCGGCCTCGACACCAATCACGGCCCATATACCGTGACGATGCCGCTAGAGGAATTGGCCGGGTTCGACCTCGGGAGCGAGTACAAGCGGAACGTCCTGGCGTTATCTGCAGAGATTCAGCAGTTGCAGTCCGACAAGGCTGGTCTCGCCGGCGCAGTTAACTCCCTAGAGCAGCGGATAGCGAATGCGTCGGCAGAGTTGCATTTGGTCCGGCAAGGGCAGTATGCCCCGGGAGGATATTGGGAGCACGTCGTTTGCCCTCAAGATGGCGGAGACCTAAATGCCCACATGCAACGCATCTGCGGAATAAGAAAACCACAATCGAGGCACCTCGATACCCAAGGCGGAAATCGATGTGGGTACAGCTTCTATGCCTATGCCTGCGTGAACACCAATTGATCCGAGACTGTGCCAACAGCCATTGGCGAGGCGATAAGCCTCGCCTCTTGAGCTCATCTCGATCATGCCCTGTGAAAGCACTACGTCTCAGCATCCGAGGGTTCCGGCTTTTTCCGCGAGATCTTGGGGACCAACTCTTTACCGTGATCCACCAATTTTTGAACCAAACTACCTTCAAGAAATTCGTGAATGGGGCTGCCCGGTGTCGGCTTATCAAGCAGCCGCAGAGGCGGTTCGTCCAAGCGTTTGAGAGCCGATGAGAACAGTGATTGCGCGAAATCGCCGCTCAGGTCGCGAGCCTCACGTCGATACCCCTCGTAGGCTTTTGAAACCGATGCCTTGAAAGCATAATCCTCGGCAAGTCTGAAGCGTTGACCGATCTGCTTAGTCGACAGCCATGCGAACCAGATCGGCGCTCCCACGCTCAATACCGACAGAGCAACTTGAGTCCAGACGCGTGTGGGATCGAAAGCCGTTGCGGCGAATGTATCCCGCATGTCCTCCAGTCTGACCCACCCAATGACCAAAAGCGTGACTAGTGAAAGAGCAAGGCCGCCGACCCAGACGTAGACAGACGAATTAAGCTTCCGTGCTCGCTCGTCGAACGCAGCTGCCAAGCCGATTGTCGTGGTGACTCGGTATGCCTCAGCTGCTTTAGCGAGCAACTCGGCACTTTCGTCTGCTAAACGACGGCTCGTCGCGACGTGTTCGACTGCCGTTCGATGAAGCTCGTCTATCTTTCCTACCATCTGCGCGGATGCAGATGATGCCTCCCTGACTTCGGCCTGGGTGGCACGCAGTTCCTGGAGTGTTGACGGCAAAGCTTCGGCAGCTTCAGTTGCGTCCGAGATGAGGCGCAGGTTTTTTTCGAGCTTGTCCTTGTCTGGCGTCAGAAGATCGATCTCACGCTGGACCTGATGCAGGCGCCGAACGAGAGCGGATGGAAGCGCGTTCTTCTCCGGACGCTTCCAAACCAGCAGTGTGGAAAGCTCCGCGGAAAGCGCACTCATAGTAATCGCGATAGCCTGCAACCCAGCTGGAATGTTGCCAGGTAAATTGGGCAACACGGAAGCGCTGATGAATTCGACGGTCTTGGCAACATCGATCAGAATTGCTTCGAACTCTTCGTCTTCCCCTTCCGATTTGGCAGACTCAATAACATTCTTGATCGACTGCGCCATCCAAGCCACGTGGCTGGGAGAGATCGCTGGAAATGTCCATCCCTGCGAAGGGTTCAAAAGTTCGCCCGGCTGAGGAAGGGCCTCAAGGGCATCATAAATCTTGCCCAAACCACTGGATGCAGTCTCAAAATCGCTCGCCATTCACATCCCCCACCCTTTGGTCCTGCATCAATAATTCGCTGCGGGCCAAACCGACAAGCGAAATTTCTTCGACACGCAACCGATCGCCATGCAGAGACGGACAAAATGAGCAACAGCAGCCGCCTTCGGGCGGCTTTTTCTTTGGGAGAATGACGGCATGATCGAAATCCTCATCGGGCTTTTTGTCGGCGGCACCATTGGCGTTTTCGCCATGTCGTCCGGCCGGGCAAGCGCTGAACAGCCCGGAAACCCGCTCGCCCCATTGGTCGAGGAGATGCTCACCACACTGCGTTTCAACCTCCTCCTTCTGAAAGAGGAGTTGAAGAACAGGCGCTTCTCTGGCGTGGCCGAATACATCGCGCCTGTCCAGTCGGCGGTGGATCGCACCGAGCAAATAATCGCAACAGCAGAGGAATGGACATGAGCTTCGGTAAGGTAACCATGTCGGCCCAGGAACTTGAGCGCCTGCCGCCCGCTCAGCAGCGACTTGCCAAGGCGCTAGCGGCAGAGATGGGAGCTCCACTGCCGGTCAAGGCCGTCGTGGACGATACGCCACCCGCCGGCGGTATCGATCTTGGCCGCTCCGATTTTGGAAAGACCGTCTATCTGGATATCGAAAAGCTGCTCGACGGCCGCCTGCTGGTCCAGGGGACGTCGGGCGCCGGCAAGAGCTGGACGCTGCGCCGGATCGTGGAGCAGACGAACGGCCTCGTTCAGCAGATCATCATCGATCCGGAAGGCGAGTTCGGTTCCATCGCCCAACACTACGACTTCCCGATCCTCGACGGGACGAAGCTTGACCCCGCCGCGCTGGCGGTCGCGGCCGGCCGGGTGCGTGAGCACCGGCTATCGGTCCTGCTCGACCTCTCCCAGCTCGATCGAGAAACGCAGATGCAGAGCGTGACGGCATTCGTCGGCGCGCTGATCGCCGCACCGCGCGAGAACTGGCACCCCGCTATGATCGTCATCGATGAGGCACATCTGTTCGCCCCGTTCGGCGGCGCTGGCCTTGCCGCCACTTCCGTGCGCCAGGCTGCAACGCAGACGATCACGGATCTCATGAGCCGCGGCCGAAAGCGCGGTCTCGCCGGCGTGCTGGCCACGCAGCGCATCGCTAAGCTGGCAAAGTCGGTCTCGTCGGAAGTCTTGAACTTCATGATCGGGCTGAACACGCTCGATATCGACATCCGGCGCGCGGCCGAGATGATCGGCTGGGATGCCAGCAAGGGCTTCGATCGCCTGCCGATGCTCAAGCCCGGTGACTTCGTTGCATCGGGCCCCGCGTTCTCTCAAGCGCCGGCCACCCTTCATATCGGCCCCGTCGAGACACGCCACATCGGCGCCCGTCCGGAGATGGTCGCGCCTGCCATGATCGACGCCGCCGGCGCCGCATCTCTGCTCGACCTCGAGCAGCTGCACGCAGCGACGGCCGGTGACGAGGAGATCCGATCGGAAGCGAGCATCCCGCCCGCCTATCGATCGATCCGTGCCTTCATCCGCGAGCCTGCTTTCGCCGATGCCGGCAGGGTTTGGGAGGTGCTGCGACCGCTCGCTCCGCAAGGGGCAGCGGTAACCGACCTGGCCGACTACCTCTCGATCGATGTCGGCCGGGTATCGGCCGCCCTCGCCCTCCTCGACAGCTATGGCGCCGTCGAGATCAGCGACCTGAGCGAAGGCCGTGCCGTCCGTGTTGGAAAAGGAATGACGATATGACCCTGAAGCCTGTCTCCTTCAGCAAGCCGATCGTGCACGAACCGCGCATCTCCGCTCCCTATGTGGCGGGCAAGCGTGACAAGAGATATTGGACCGAGGAAGAGAAAGCCATCATTCGGAGGTACTTTCCGGATGGTGGCGCGGGCGCATGTCTCGCGCATCTCGGTCCCCATCGCACACCGTCAGGCGTCTATAATCAGGCGCGCATGATGGAGATCACCTCCAGCGCCTCGTCCCCGCACCGAGGTAGCTATGAAGCCACTCCAGAGTTGGATGAACGTATCCGCACCGAATGGCAGCAGCTGGATGCCGGCAAGAAAGGCGTGGTCAACGATCTCGCCGACCGCCTCGGCATTCCTCGGTGGTGGCTGTCAAAGCGATTGACGCATCTTGGTCTTACGCACCGCCACAAAAAGGAACCCCTGTGGACGCCTGCAGAAGACGAGCTCATGAAACGAGCGCCGCTGCACCAGCCTGAGAAAGCAGCGAAGATGTTCCGTGAGCATGGCTTCATCCGCTCGCCGACGGCTATCATGGTCAGGGCGAAGCGCCTCAACCTGTCTCGCCGAGCTGCTCGAGAAGAACTGTCCGCCACCCAGGCCGGAAATATCCTCGGCGTCGATATCAAATTCATCACCGGCCGAATCCTCTCTGGCGAACTGCCTGCGACGAAGCGCGAAGATAACCGCCGGGCCCAGCAGGGCGGGAGCTCTTGGGACATTAAGCCGGACGATCTGCGGCAATGGATCCTCGACAACATCGACGTGGTCGACCTGCGCAAAGTCGACAAGGTCCCCTTCATCATGCTCATCGCGGGAGGCGACAATGGCTAGGCGATGCTTTGATCAGCGTAGGATTCGATTGCCCTGGCAAAAGCCTTCAAGGCTTGCGGCGCATTATTGAGCGCCATCGCACGGGCAAGCGCCTCAAAGTCACCGGCTCCGATATCCACGATCATGTCGCTATTCCCGCCCCCTTTGGACGGCACCGCGAATCTGATCTGGACACCAGTCTGCCAGGGCACCAATCCCTGCACGGCGTACGCCACGACTTCTATGTCGGCCGTGACCTCGGCGAACTGATCTGCCTGTCTGGTCGCGCCTTTGCGCATCACTTTCGTGTCGATCAAATTTGCCATCACACCTCTCAAGGAAAATCTATGACCGGTCCTCACCTCAAGAGCATCGTGAAGCTCTTCGAGTCCTGTCGATATCGGCACGACATCTATACAGTTTTCTCGGATTGGTGCGAGTGCGCCGCGATCTCCCTCAGCAACGCGATGGATATCCGGCAACGGGAGAAGCGGGACGCTCGCTATATGGAGATCATCGGCCGATACGATCGCAACGTCGTCGAGACCTTCCCGAAGATCATGGGCGAGGTGGTGATGGCGCTCGAGGCGGGACCACAAGACATCCTTGGCGCAACATTCCACGAGCTTGAGCTCCACAACACCGCGCGCGGACAGTTCTTCACTCCATATGAGCTCTGCCGGATGATGGCTAAGATAAACGTCGGGAGCGCCGAAGATCTGCAGAAGCACATCAATCAGCGTGGCTACATCACGGCGCAAGAACCAGCCGTCGGCGCCGGCGCAACGATCATCGCACTTGCCGAGGCAATCAAGGATCTTGGCATCAACTACCAGCAGCATCTGCACGTGACGGCAATCGACGTGGATCCTCGCGCTGTGCACATGGCCTACATCCAGTTCTCGCTAATGCACATCCCGGCTCAGGTGATTGTCGGAGACACGCTCAGGCTGGAGTTCCGCGAGGACTGGTTCACGCCAGCGCATATCATGGGCTTCTGGTCAGGACGGCTTGCTGCCGATCGGCACCAACTCCAAGCGGCGATCGAGGTGCCCACTGTTGAAGTCCCGCCACCGGAGATCGTCAAGCCGCCGCCCCGGCATCTCTTGGGCCTACCACTTTTCGACTTCGCCCTGCCTTAGCGGCACTTGATATAGACCAGGTAGGTTTTCGACGTTCCGCCGGTCCCAAATGTTCCGGTCGCAATCTCGTCTTCGGAAACGATCTGAGCAGCTGGGCACTGCGTTTTCATGTAATCCAGAGCCCACTTGTCGCGGTTGGCCTTGTCGTCAGGGGTGAATCCGAAGTCGACGCTGTTCTTGATATAGACGACATAGTCACTGCCCGGGGAACTGGATTTCTCAACGCGCAGCGCGCCCCCACTTTCCAACATCCGCATCTGCGACTGGCATCCAACCAAAGCGAGCGCGCACAGCGCTGCGACAAGCAACTTCGATCTCATCAATCCCTCCGGCGAGTCCCTTGCGTAACTCTCACCGGGAGGATCGCGAAGTCAAACAGAATTCGGTCATCGACCGATCCACCACCGCCGACAGGCGGTTTTTTTATGCCCAACATCAGGAGAAACCGCATGCAATCCGAGAATATCGTAAAGCTTTTCACCGCCGAAAATCCCTCGGCACTCATCGACCGTGCCGATCTGACCGAATGCGTCACGCTGCTCGCCAAGCTGTGCAGCGGCAAGCAGCCGATGCCCATCCTCAACCATATCCGTATGGCATCCGAGTCCGGCGGCATCGCCTTCACTGCGACCAATCTCGACATCCAGGCGGAGACGTCGCTCGTCGCTGACGTCGACGCCCGCTTCTCGGCGGCCCTGCCGGCCGCGGCGTTGCTTAAGCTCATGAAGAAGGGCACGCCGAGTTCGACGGCGATCCTTGAGCTGCTGTCTGATGAAGCAGACGAAGACGCCGCGCGAAGTGTTGCCAGCAAGTGCGCTATTCAGCTTGCCGGCACGCGCTTCGTGCTCGACGCGCTGCCGACCGACGACTTTCCCGACCCGATTCGTCACATGGAAGGTGCGAAGGTTCAGCGCTTTTCGGTTGCCAGCGCGGTTCTCTGGAACGCGATCGACGGGACGATCGACGCGGCCTCGACTGACCAGACGCGCTACTACTTGAACGGCGTCTACATCCACAATCACAACGGTTATCTGCGTTTCGTCACCACCGACGGCCATCGCCTCTACATCCAGGATACCAACGTCAAGACCGGGAAGTTCGAGATCAGCGCCATCGTGCCGACCGAAGGTGCGAAGTTCGTCGCATCTCTGATCGACGGCTACGCCGGCGCCAATCCCGTCAAGGTCGAGATCTCGTCGACCGTCGCCGTCTTCGTCTTCCGCGATATCGCCGTGAGCTTGAAGCTGATCGACGGCACCTATCCCGACTATCAGCGCGTCATACCGGCCGAACCGGACAAGTTTGCGACCATCGCAGGCGGCGAACTGTCGGAGCGCGTTGCGTCGCTCGTCGAGTGCACCGGTGCTTCGACCGTCAAACTGAAGTTTGCTGCCGAGCAACTGACCATCAGCGCAAACGGCACTTCAGGTGGGGGCACGACAGGGATGGATTGCGACTACCAGGGCGACGAATTGGAGATCGCCTTTGATGCTCGCTATCTCCGTTCGTCGATCGAGGCGGCAAGCCCCGACGGTAGAAACATGCGGTTCCGCCTGGCCGACGCCGTCTCGCCAGCCACCGTATCCGGCTCGATCGGCGGCTGGACCGGCATCCTGATGCCGTCCCGGGCCTGATCACCACGACCATCAACCTCAACCGGGCCGCCGAGAGCGGCCCTTTTCATTTCAATCAGGAGAAACCCCATGACCGACGCACCTGAACCCGTCGACATCCAGGTCGGCACCAACATTCGCGGGCTGCGCTTGCTCCGCAAGATGACCCAGATGGAGGTCGCCAAACACCTCGGCATCACATTCCAGCAACTGCAGAAATACGAGAAGGGCGCGAACCGCGTTAGCGCCAGCAAGCTGCACAAGATGGCAACCATCTTCGGCGTTCGCGTCGAGGCCCTCTTCGAAGGCACCGAAGGGACCGAGCAAAACGCGGTCGCCGTGCTGGCGCCGATCGATCGCGAAGCCCTGACCCTCGCCCGGGACTTCGAAGCGATCGCCAACCCGAACGTCCGGCACTCTATCCGCGGCCTGGTGAAGTCCATCAGCCGCCAGCAGGTGGCCGATGCCGCGTGAGCTTGCCTCCCGCCGGCGACGGTCAAGCCGGCTTGCCTTCCACCGTTACCCGAAATCGCAACTCAAGAGGTTCTACCGAAATGGAACAACTGTCGCTCACCACGGATCGGCTCGTGCTGGATCCAAGCAATGCCCGCAGGATGCGGGACAAGGACTCGCTGGCTTCGCTGAAGGCGTCCATCCTCGCCCTCGGCATCATCCAGCCGATCACGGTTCGGCCGCCCGACGCCGCTGACCGTGACCTCGAAGGCGATCGCTATCGCGTCTTCGCAGGCGGACGCCGCCTTTCCGCCGTTACGGAGTTGATCATCGAAGGCAAACTTCCGTTGGACTATGAGCTGCCCGCGCTCGTGAAGGACGTCGACGATACCGGCGCCGACGAAATGAGCTTGGCGGAGAACATTCTGCGCCGAAACATGCTGCCGGTCGACGAGTTCAAGGCTTTCTCTCGTTTGGCTGAGCAGGGAATGTCCGCGGAGGATATCGCCCTTCACTTCGGTCAGACGGTCAAGTTCGTTAGGGGCCGGATGGCCCTTGGCAATCTTCATCCCGTCATTCTGGCGGCGTTCGAAAATGAAGAGCTTACATGGTCAGCCGTCACAGCCTACACAATCGCGGAAGATAGGGACGCCCAGCTCCAGACCTATGAGGGGCTGGAGGGCTACCAGAAAAACCATGCCCACTACATTCGTCAGAAGCTTTCGGGCTCAGCGATGGAGGCCGACAATAAGGTTGCCAAGTTTATCGGCGAAGAAGCTTACCGCGCGGCCGGCGGCGTAATCCAGGAGGACCTTTTCCAGGAGAATCGCTATTGGACGTCGTCGCAAATCATCGAAGATTTGAAGCTGGCGAAGCTGGAACAGCTTCGTTCCGACTACCTTGCTGATGGATGGTCTTTTTTCAAGACGCTCGAGGAAATGGGATGTCAGGATTGGGAGCTTCGGAGCGAACCCGCGATTGGCTCCGGATTGACGGAAGAGCAGATCAATCGGCTCGACGAACTCGGCAACATCATCGAAACCTTGTATGATGGCGTCGATCCGGACGAGCTGAGTCCTGAAGACAAGGCTGCTTACAAAAAGACCACTGAGGAATACGACACCCTCGAAAAGGTTGCCCGCGTTTATACCAGCGAGCAGAAGAGCCAGCTCGGCGTCGTGCTCGACAGCTACCTCAAGATCAGGGTAGGCGTTCTCGAAGTTGGCAAGGCGGCGAAATCGGACGCGGCGGCCAGCAAAGCCGAGAAGGACCCGCTCGCCTTATCCGCACCGACTTTGAGCGAACTCGGCAAGGCGGCCACGACCGCGCTGGCCCAGGCGGTGGAGGCGCAGCCCGACAAGGCCCTCGCGCTGTTGGCTGCGTTGCTGGAACTCGCCCCCACTTCACCGTGGCAACAGCATAGACCTGGCCGCCTTAGTATCGGCGCTCCCGGGGTGACGGCCGGCAATGCCAATTATGGCCTGGCTGCAAAGCGCTCCTTCAGCGAGGCCTTCGAGGAATATGCTGCGATGAAGGCCGTCGATCTGAAAAAGGCGCTCGCCCGGTTGGTGGCGGGTGCCGTCGATATCAGCCAGGAATGGCTACCCAGGAACGCCGACATGCGCGTTGCAACGCTCGATGCTTTCGGCGTCGACCCTACCCCGCACTTCGATGTCGACTCCTTCTTCACCGCGGGGCGTAAGCCGATCATCGCGGCCGCCTATAAGGAAATGGCCGGCCAGGACCTGAAGGACGGCAAGAAGGGCGATATGGTCGCGATCGCTGTCGACGCAGCAAAGAAGACTGGCTGGCTTCCCGAATATCTCCGAACGGCGACATACAAACCGAAGAAGGCGAAATGAGACGCGGCGCTTCGGCGCCGCTCCTCTCCACTCCGAATCGTATATAGACAGGACACGAATAATGATCGCGACGACAGAGGTAGCCTCGGTGGCCGACGAAGAAAGCAATGATTTCCGCACCTGGATGAAGTCCTTGGGCTACAACGCCAAGCAGGTTTCCAATGCCGGCGAGGTAGTTGGCATGTCACCCTCCCTTGCCGGCCATTCCAGCCGCGGCCTTCGCGAGCTCTCCTATACTGAGCGACTTGCAATGGCCGCAGCAACGGCAGGTCTTCCTGCCTGGACACCGGAGAAGGCTGACGAGATTGAGACGGTCAGGATATTGCGACGAATCCTGAGTGACGAAATAGCCGCAGCTCAAACAGGCGTGGCCACCCAAGAAGAGGCCATGCGGACAATCAAGGCACTCATCCGCTCTGAAGCCTACCGGATAGCATCGGAATCTAGGTCGACGAATGCTGCTGATTCGGAGACGGATCAGGCGATCCTTGCTCTTCTGCGGGCCGCCGTGCAGGGTACCAGCGCGCGTTGAAGTCACGCATCGTCATCATGTGGAAGCGCACCGACAGCTCGTCGAGCGCTTTCAGCAGCCTCATGATGACGCGGTCGCGCCGATCGGCACGCACCTTCTCCCAAAGCCACACGTCGTGAACGACGACGTCCTCGACTATAGAGAACGGGGACTGCTCCAATCCCGGCGTCTGGTTTGCTCCTCGCAGCTCACTGAGCCAGCGGATGCAGTCCATCTTGTAATCCCCCGGCAATCGGCCGGGGATCCCGCCACCGCTTGAGCCTTCGAGGTTCGCGGCCTTCAGACCCGAGATCTGTGCGCCCTCTGAGATGCTGCGCAGCCGCTGACCGGCATTGAGCCGGCGATTGGCCGCACCGCCGGCGTCGTCCTTCCCCTGCAGCAATCCTTTGCTGTAGAGATATTCGAGTGGAGCGGTATTGGTGATGATCGGTACCGCTCGCTCCCGTCCGATGCTGGCGATCTCCGCTGGTCGGCCGTCGCGCCCTGCGCGGACGGCGATATCGTCTACCGCCTTCACCTTTGCCTCCCAACCGTGCGCCTTCGCCATAGCGGCATAGAATTCATTCCGCCGCGGCTCGAACTCTGGCCCTCTGCCATAATAAGCGACCAAGGGAAGCACCTTCTTGCCAAGGGCCTCCCGATCTAACCGCAACTCCTTCAGCCGTTCTTTCAGCCCTGCCCTCACATGCGCCTCCGGAGCGGCCCAGGCTTGCCGGTCTCGCCGAGCGGCAGGATCGTAAACGGCACTCGATCAAGCATGCCGTCGTCGATAGGCTCGCCCTGGTCGAGCCGAATTCCTTCAAGTTCCTTCAGCTTTTCCCGCCGCTCCTGATCGCTCATCTGGGACCGGCCGTTGTATTCGCTTCGCCCGATGATGCCGGCCACCTGTTTGGTGCGCAGGCTGAGCGCGATCGCGATCGTCCGTTCGGTATAGCCGATCAGCCAGAGCACATAGGCGACGTATTTCACTCGGTCCCCATGGTGACTACGAATTGTTTTTCTCAAAATGGCACCTCTACTTCCCCTCGCCGGAAGGCATCGATTTCCGGATCATCACTCGCATTGAAGATTTCCGCCTGGCGCTGCGGGTCCGCCTCCTTGCGGGGGAATGTGCGCGCGAAGCCTCGGATCGGCTTGCCGGTCCACCACATGTAAGGCGCGTCGTAGCCCATGATGCCGTACTTCTGCAGGCCGTCCCGAGCGGCCGCCACCGCCTTACGAACGCGCTCACGAGCCTTCTTCTTGTCCGGCTCCTCGACCATTTTCGAGACGACGAGGTCGGCATAGTCGGAATAACTGACGACGGTCTTGCCCACCGCGGCGATTGGACCGTCCATACGATCGGCCACGAGCTTGCCGTGCTTGTCGAGCGCCTCGAAAAAGTTGATGAGGAAGCGGCGCTCGGACGGATTGACCGAGAAGCCCTCGGCCTGCTGGAGCTTCTTCAGCCGTTCTTTCTCGTTAACCGACAGCACGACGCATGAAGTGATGTCACGCTCGTTGGCTTCATCGTAGCCGACGATGACCTGCGCTAGCGAGAAGTCGATTTTCACGCCGTCCTCGTCATCCTTCTGCTTTGAGAGAACGAGCGTCCGGACCTTGGTGACTTCGTCGTTGGTGACGGTGAGCACCTGGTCGACGTCGGCATACAGCGACGTGTGGCCACGTAACTTTTTGCCGTCCGCATTGAGGTGGTGCACGATCATGACGTGACAGCCGCACTCGCTGGAGATCCGGTCAACATTCTCCATGATTATCGACACATCTTTGCCGCTGTTCTCGTCGGCGCCGGCGGTAGCTTTCGAGAATGTGTCTATGACGACAAGGCGCAGAGGCTGGCTCATGACCAGCTTCCAAGCATTGATCTCATCGATCAGCTTTTGCGTGTCACCCTCTTTCGAGAAGAGATCGACCCGCGACGGCATCAGATAGAATGGCACCTCCTCGGTTTCAGGTACCGCGAAATGCATGCGGTAGGCCTTCGCCCGCTTCTTTAGGCCGCGCGAGCCCTCGCCCACCTGATAAATGACTCCGCCCTGCTGAACCGGCCGGCCGAGAAATTCTTGACCGCGGGCGACGCACATAGCGAGGTGCAACGTGAGGAAAGTCTTGCCAGACCCAGACGGGCCGGCGACGACGGAGCGGTCGCCGACAGTCAACATGCCGTGGACTAGATATTCGAGGTCCTGCCCGGGCTGGTCCAGGTCATGCCACGACATGACGCCGAATTGCGAGCGCGGCGCCTCAGGCGACCACAGCGGCGCTTTGTCGATGAGGGCGCTTAACCGCTCGGCTGTACCGCCGCCCCTCTCCTTCCAGTCGGTGATATCTTCCTTCGGGCCACATTCCGGCCAGTGCTTGGCGATGTCGAGCACGCGCACGCTGAACGCCTTGCCGCGCAGCGCAGCCGCGCGCGCTTGGATGCGGTTGCGTCCGGTGTCATCGTTGTCGTTGCAGATGACGACATCGAGGCCGGCGAGCTCGTCGTCAAACTCAGGCTCCCAATATTTGGCCCCGCCGACGTTCGTGGTTCCGACGAATCCCCAATCGGTGACCGTGTCGGCATCCTTCTCCCCTTCCATAAGGAGAACGGTTCCGCCGCCCGCCTTTTTCATCTTGCGGATTTCGGCGAGATTGTAGAGGTACCGAGCGGCGTCGGGGAAATCTTCCTCGGTCTCGTATTTCCGGTCTTCCTTGGTCTTCCACCAATTCGCCGTCTCGCCCTTCTTGACCTTCGATCTTCCGTAGCGGCCGGCCTGCAGGCCCCATACCCAGCCGCCTTTTGGATGCGGCCGGCGCTGCATGAACCGTCGTGGCGCTGACTTCGGGAATTTCAGGACCTGGATGGCGAGCTTGCCGGCATCGTCGAAATATTCGTAGAAGGCGATCGGCTTTGGATCCATGAAGTCGGGAAAGCCGCCGGGGATATCGACGGGAGCGTGCTGCTTAGCAACAGGGTTTTCGCGGCTCTCGAGGTAGCCGTTGTCGACGAGCCACTCGATGGCCTCGCCTTTGCTTAATCCTTTGAACGCGCGCAGCAGCTCGATAACGCCGCCGCCCATCTGGTCCTCGTGGTCGTACCAAGTCGACTTTCCGAGATCGACGGCGATCGAGCCGTTCTTGCCCCAGCGCAGTTCCGAGCGCGAGGACAGATGCTTGTTCGGATCGCCTATCGTTTCTCCGAGGATCCGGCGCGCGACCGGCTCCATGATGGCTGCGAATTCTGCATTATCAGTCACGGTCTGCACCACTCCTGACCCTGCTAACCTCAACTACCTTGCCGCCCTTACGAAACAGCCGCTCTGCCCGTTCCCGCCGAGCCAAGTGAATCGTGCCCCCGGTGATCTCACCGGAACTGACCAGGTTGCCGTTGAAATATGCGAGCACATGTCTCAAGGCCGCCTTCGTGGCTGTCAGCTCGTCGTCGAACCGCATTGGGTCGCCGCCCCTATTCAGGAGCGGCTTTGCCTCTGCATCGCGGGCGAAGCGAAGCATCGCACGCCAACCGCCGCCACGGAGGGGACGTGCGTAGCCGTCGAACTCGTTCATGCCGACAGCCTTTCGAGACGATAGCCGTCGCCCCTCGATGCGACGATCGTCCAGCCTCGCGGCTTCAGAACATCACGCCTCATCAACGAAACATTGTTGTGCACGATGCCGATAGCATCGTCCGGACCGCCGTCGGGGTGCTCTTCGAACAGCTTTCCCACGATCCTTTCTATCGGGACGACGGAGCCTGGTGCTCGGGCGAGAACTTCAAGGATGATGCGGAAGCGCTTTCGCATCGGCAGCTTCAGCAGATCTTCCGCACCGATCGCTTCCTCAAGAGCGGCGACCTGCAGGTCGTTCGCCTTCACGGCGGGCGCCGGCGCTCGGTCCGCGCCCGCGCGATAGATCTTCCAGGCTTCAAGGATCCGGACGACGGTCGGCTCGGAGACGCCGAGCGACTTCGCCAATGTCGCCGTGTCCCACTTTTCACCGGCGCGCAGCAGCAGCACCGCACCGACGATAGCGTCCGGGTCAGCGTCGGATACCGGCATGCTTTTCTCACGCCCGCAGACGGCGGCGAAACCCATGTCGAAGATTTGGCCAGCCCACATAGCAGTGGCAATCTTCCGATCTTGGGCTTGCCGGTCGAGGGTGGCCTTGGCTCTCTCGGAAACCGTTATCTGCATCAGCACCATTTTCGACCGAAACGTCATGCCGCCTCCTCCTTGTCGTTTATGATGCCCATCGCCATCGAGAACATGAGGACGGCCGCGGCCAGCTTGCGGCCGGCGTGCTTGTCCTCGGCGATGGCTGGATCGCTCGAGAAGGCCTTCCTCGCCGTCTCGACCACGCTATCCATGGTGAAAGTGCACTCGGCATCGACCGGCCGGTTCGGGAACTTTTCCTTGACGGCATCCCTGATGAGGCAGGTCGACCAGCGGCCATCGCCGTGCTCGACAAGGATCCTGCTGAGGCCTGGCTCCCCCAAAATCTGCAGTCCGAGAAGGCTTTCGCCGGGCACTGTCCCTTTAGGCATTAAACTTCCCTTTCTCGTCGCCCCAGGCCGTCCAGCCAGGGCGATTAAATCGGCTGAAGAGATCAAGGCGATTGGCCTTCGGCATCAACTTCTCAGCGGCTTGATAGGCCTCTTCCGGCTTTCTGGAGTGATCTCGTATGAGGCCGGTGAAGCCGGATCTGACGCTTTTTGATGTCCGCGGGCTGCCGCGAGTGCCGATCAGGAACGGCTCATTGGATCCGCGAAGGATGTAGCCCGTTCCGAAATTGATCTTCCCGTGTTTCGTGGTTTTGAGCCAAGTGCCGGCGGTCTTGAATTCGAAGCCCCACGCGCCCATCACTGCGAGCGCCTGCGGGATCATAGGGTTCAGTGCCCAGAGCCATAGGAGGCTGTCGTCAGCCGCCAGGTCGAGAACCGGCAGAGCCTTAATCTCGTCAAGCGACATGGTCCGATATTGTGCCTGCGGCGACTTTCCCTCGCCGGCCTCCGAATACATGCGGTAGGTCCATGCAGGATCAGCCATGATGAAATCGTAGGAGTGCGGCTGCAGTTCACCGAAAGGCCAGCCACCGAATAGAGGACCTGCGTGGATCATCAGCGCACCCGCTGGATAGAGGGGTGGCTGCCACTCAACTGTCTGCTGGCGTGCTGGAAGAGACCGTAAAAACCGAAGCCCAAGAACGTCGCCATCAGCAACGTGAGGAGGACAGTCGCGATATGACGCATCATCGTCTCCATGGTTAGAGCCTCTTTCTTGACGCGGCTTTGAGGAAGAGGTCGTCGACCGGCTGGGCGAGCTTCGGCGCAAGCTTAGCCTCAGCCCATGACCAGATCGCCAGAGCGTCGGACCGGTCATGCGACAAGTCCTCGTCGTCGGCGCTGATCCAACCAAGAGCGAGGCATTTGCGAAAGACGATCGGCTTGGCGTCCTCGCCCTTCATGCCGCCATTACCGATGAAGTGCTTGCGGACGGTCGATGGCGTCGCATATTCCCACTCGTAGACGCCGAGGCCGTAGGCCATGCCTCGCACGGCAGCCGGCAGGCCATAGAGTATTTCGAAGGCCGCGGTTGATGTCTGCCCCTGCTTCGAAGACGGCGCGATCGGCATTTCACAGACGATGTTGGTTGGCCGGTAGTCCTCGATCGCGCCCGAGATGAAGCGCATGGCGTTCCAGAACTTGGCGCCGTTTGAGATCGGGCCGCCCTTCGGCGGGCCGCCGTCGCGTGTGAAATAGCGCGATCCTGATACAGGCTTTCCGCCGGCGACGCCGAAGCTCCAGCCAAAACGCGAGGCAAGATCGAGCGTAAGAATACGTGGAGCGTCGGACATCGCTATTTTTCTGGTTGTTGATGGAAGCGATCGCTTCGGAAGCCCGACCCGCCGACGACTGCGGGCCGGGCTCCGACATGCCTTTGTTGCGCGATGGCATGTCGCCGGCGCTCAGGAGAGGGCGCCGTCCAATCTCAAAATTCAGTGCGTGCTGCTGGCAGCTGCCTTTTCGGCGGCGGCGCCGGCTGCCTCCCAGGCGGCCTGCTCGTCATCGGTCATGTCACTCTTGACGGCATCGACGATCGCGGTGGTGCGATCGTCATCGCTGGTTTCCTCGCGTTCGACAGCTGCGGCTCCGAGGGGCAGATCGGCGAAATCGCCAAGCGCCTGGCGGATATCCTTGAAGATCTCCTGAGCATCGTTCTCAAGATCCTCCATGAGGGAGTCGGCCTTACGCGAATACTCGCGCGCCTTCACGACAGCTTTCAGGACGTTTTTCGGTAAGCCTTGGGTCTTGCCGTCGTCGAGCAGCTCGGCCTGCGCTTTACGGATGCGCCGGCAGCGCTCCATGTAGCTCATCTTCTCGCGCAGGATCTCCTGCTCGAGCTGCTCATATTTGTCGACGAACGAAGCCATCTCTTCCGGCGTCGCACGATTTCTGCCTTCAAGTACCCTTGCCATCGTTCGGCTCCTCAATGTCCATGCGGCGTGTAGGCAAGCCGCGAATGGCTGGTGCAGTAAAGATTTGCGGTCGACACGCCGCAGAAGATCGGCTCGTGGCCCTTGAAGCCGTTCACCGGCCAGTGACAGCTTTTGGCACCGAGGTTCTCGAGCGAAACAGGCGCAACTCCGTCGAGGGGATCGAAAGCCCGCGATTTAGCGATCGGTCCGAGGTCGACCATGTCAGGCGCAGGCTTTTGAACGCGATCTACCTTCGGAGCCTGAGCCCTTTTCGCGGCGCGATTTCGCGCGGCGGAAACACTGGCGGGATTGGTCTGACCCTTTCCCAAAGCGATCTTGTTGCGCACGCAAAGGCCTATGATGGCGTTCCTGCTGACACCGGTGAAGCGTTTTGCAATCATATTGGCTGACAGGCCGCTGGCGGCCATCGGCCGAATAGCTTCCAGGCGCTGCTCTCTGCTGAGCTCAGACCATGCGGGATAGCCGCTCATGCTCGCACCTCGGCAGATAGGGATTGAACGACCTGGTGCTGATCGTCGGAGAGCGGGACGCCGTGCTCAGCGAGCTTCCTCGCCATCTCAGCTGCGGCGCGCGCGAATTCGCGCCGCGCCTTGGCATTGCGTCGATGGGAAAGGGCCATACGGATTGCCATCGCCTCATCATCCCAGAGACGCGACACCTCGCCGTTGAAGATCGAACGCACACGTCGCAGTGAGATATCCGGAGAGAAGCGTCGCAGGTCCGTTGCGATCAGGGGATAGAGAACTTTGGCGGGCTGGCGGCCGGCGATCAGGTCGCCGAGCTCGCGAAGCATCGCCTGCGGGGAGGTACCAGACAACCCCTCCCCGCACAGCTGCTCCTGGGAGGAACATGCGAAATTATCGTTGCTGGAAAGGCTTTCCAGCCGATTGGTCAACGTTTCCGGCACTTTGGAAACGAGAACTGGCACTCTCTTCGCATGAACTTGCGAAGGAGAAGATGATGAGACGAAGTCGAAAGCGAGCGCGGTCATTGGGCTGCCACCGGAACATCGAAAAACCAGCTGTCGTTCCACGGGATGCCGCGCGACTTGGCGGCGTCCCGAATATTCTGCATCTCTTCGAGAGACGGCGAAGTGCCGTTCTCCCAACGAGAGACGGAGCCCTGCCGAACTTTCGCAATCTCAGCGAACTCGGCCTGGCTGACCTTGAAGACTTTCGTGCGGATGTATCGGATCGGGTTCATACCGCAGATATTATTCGCGAACGAATTTTCTGCAAGCGAAAAATAATCTCAATCGAATTTTGTTGCGAATCCTTTTTCGGATAAAATGATGATCATGCTGAAACCAATGGATAAAATCAGAAGGCTCATCGAAGCCAAGGGCTGGACGCAGCAGGAAGCGGCCGAGGCCTTCGACGTATCTCAGGCCACGATCTTTCGCTGGAAGGAAGGCAAGGCGGAGCCGGAAGGCCCGCATCGCGATCGGATCAATGCGGCCTACGAGCAACTGATCGGACTAAGCCCGAATGGCCGCGACGTGATGTTACCCGTGGGCATACCCGTTGAGGGCGTCATCCAGGCCGGCAACTGGCTCGACACGTCGCTGGTCGACGATGCGCCGGAGGATAGGCCGGTTCTGCCGATTGCTGCCGATCAGCGATTTCCGTACGCGAAGCAGTATGCACTGGAGGTTCGCGGCGACTCGATGAATCGCGTTTTCGCTGACGGAAGCTTCGTAATTTGCGTGGATTACGCCCAAAGCGGCATCGAGATGCGCAGCGATCTGATCGTTCACGTCGAGCAGTGGCGACATGATCTGCGCGAAATCACCCTGAAGGCCATGATCAGCGATGGAGATCATTGGCGTCTCGAGCCTCGAAGCACAAACCCTGTGCACAAGCCGATCATCATGAACGGCGATCCGTCTGAGGATACCGAGGTTCGGGTTCGCGGCGTTGTCATCGGCAGCTACAGCCGCATCAACATATAATTCCAAATAACAAAACTTATCTATCAGGGGGTGGCCCTATATGGGCCACCCCTAATGATATTTATATAAAAATATCCGCGCGACGATCTCTAAGGTTTTTATAAATATTCACGCGCGCGGGCGCGAGCTTCCGCCCATTTTCCGCTCCACAATGATTCGCCTTCGTTTGCAGGCGCTTAGGCGGTTTGATGAATTGAATTATTCATTCGCGGTTTTTTAGGCTTGACGCTAATTCGTTTGAGAATATTATCTCGCTCATCCACCCGTTGAACTGCCAGCCCATAATTCGGGCTTGAATAGAACCCGGGGCCATCACACGGAAGAGCAGATGTTGGACCAGTGCCGTCACACGAGCGTCGAGGAACAGCCAATCGCTGACTGCATTCGCAGGTGGATGGCCGGCAACGCGCTCACCGAGCGCGAGCGCGACCTGGTCGACGACGCCATCTTCTGCAACCGACTTCAAATGATCGAATCCGTCTTCGAGGACCGGGAGGCAGACCATGTCGGTTGAATGCACCCTCCCTGGCGATCGCGCCGACTGGCTGGATCTACGTCGCGGTTTCATCACCGCCTCGGTCGCCGGCGCGCTGCTACAGTGCCACCCCTACACGACGACCTACCAACTCTGGGCATTGAAGACCGGACGGCTGGACGAGGAGACCGAAGAGAACGATGCGATGCGCCGTGGCCGTCTGCTCGAGCCAGTCGCAGTCCAGATGCTCCGCGAAGAGCGGCCGACTTGGACGATCGACTACCGGGCGGACAATGCCTTCTACAGCGATCGCGCCCTGCGTCTGGGCGCTACGCCCGACGCATTCGCCTACCGCCCCGATTTGGGCGGTCGCGGCATCGTCCAGTTCAAGACATCGTCCGAGGAAGCGTATCGGTCCGGTTGGATCGATCCGGAATCGGGAGCGGTCGAGGTGCCCCTATGGATCGCCGTGCAGGCGATCGTCGAGGCGAAGCTGACCGGCGCGGCATGGGCTGCCGTCGCTGTTCTAGTCGTCGGTCGCGGCATCCACATGGAGGTTATCGACATTCCCCTGCACCCGCAGGTGTGGCGTGCCCTTCTGTCGGCTACCGCTGAATTCTGGCGCGTCACCGACGCCGGCGAGCATCCCCCGGTCGACTGGGATCGCGATGGCTCCGCCGTTCTTGACGTCAACCGCTGGAGCGAGGCCAAACGGATCGATCTTTCTGGCGATGCCGACTTCGATCTCTTCGTCGGAAAGCTCGACACGACGCGTGAAGAGCGGCGGGCACTACAGAAGCGCGAGGAGCTGCTGCGCGCGCAGATCCTGTTTGCCATGAACTCGGCGGAAATCGCCACCAGCCGACGCTTTGAAGTTGTCGCACCAACCACGGTCCGCGCCGACGGCGCAACCCAACGTCAAATCCGGATCAAACTGAAGGATCAGAGCAATGGACGCTTCTGAGGTGGCCGGTCTCGGCCACAACAACCCTCCCACGCCTACCCTCTCCGAGCACCTCGCAATCGACTACCGCAAGCTCATGGACCAGGTCGAGAAGCTGGCGGCCGACGCGAATGCCGTCAAGACGCTCGTCGACGCGGCTGAGAAACCAGATGACGACGGCAAGCCCGCAGGCCTCAACGACGAGCTCGTCGAGAAGATGGTCGAGGTTGGCAAGGCGGCGACCAAGCTGGCTTCCAGTAGCGGCATCGATAACGACCGCACGTCGGCGACCAAAAGCCGTCGTGATGAGATCGAAATCATCAACGGCTTTTTCAACACCATGAAGGCAAGGGTCGAGCGCATCAAAACAGCCTTCGCCGAGAAGGTCGGCGCGTACAACGCCGAGAAGCAAGCTCAGGAAGCCCGCGATGCTGCTGAGCGTGCCCGCATTGCCCAGGAACTTGCCGCTGAAAAGCTCGAAGAAGCTCAGAACGCCGAGCATTCAGTCCTGGGCGATGTTGTGATGAACGAAGCAGCCGTGCTTGAAGACGCTGCGCAGAAGGCAGCGCGAGAGGCAGTCAAGGCTGGCACTGGCCCGCTTCGAACCGGCGCCGGCACGGTCAGCAGCAGCGGCCGATGGACGGCGGAAATCACCGACGCCTCCAAGATCCCGCTCGAGGAACTGCGCACCTTCATCAAGATCGCCGATCTCGAAAAGTTCGTCCGCGCCTACGCCGGCCACCACAAAGACACCAAGCCCCTGCCCGGCGTCCGGATCTTCCGCGACTCCAAGACCTCCTTCCGCTGATCGGAGCCTTCCATGAACGATGTAGCCATTTCGAACGACCCGAACGTTCAGACCCTTCGCGCACAGATCGAAAAGCGTCTGGACAGCTTTGCTGAGGCATTGCCGTCGCACATTACACCGGAGCAATTCAAGGCCGTGCTCGTGCGGGCAGCCATGGCCGATCCGAAGCTCCTCACCGCCGATCGGGTATCATTCTTTGAGGCGGCGCTTGCTGCTGCCATAGATGGCCTTATGCCGGATAAGAAGGAAGGCGCGATGGTCATCTATCGCTCCAAGATTCGCGAAGGCAACAAGGCCAACGGCAAGGAAATCTGGATCGACAAGGTTCAGTGGATGCCGATGATCCGCGGAATCTTCAACAAGGTCTACAACACCGGCCTGGTCAAAAGCGCGACGGTCGGCATCGTATATGGCGGCGACCAGTTCCGCGCCTGGGTGGATGATGATGGCGAGCATCTGTTCCATGAGGAAGCTGACGAGCAGGATCGGAAGATCATCAGGCGCGTCTACGCCCAGGTGGTGATGAAGTCTGGTGGTTGCTTTGTCGACACCATGCGTTCCGACGACATCGAAAAGGTGCGCCAATCGTCCAAGAACAAGGATAGCGGTCCTTGGGTCGACTGGTGGGAGGAGATGGCATTCAAGACCGTCTTCCGCCACCTTTCGAAACGTCTCCCGTTCTCGCGCGAAGTGTCTCCGATCCTGGACCGCGACAATTTCCTCTACGATCTCGCCGCTCAGGCGCGCGATATCACGCCGGCGGGCAACCGGCCGCGTGGCATCGCCAATCGGCTCGACGCCCTCGTCGGTATCACTGACCAGTCCGGCTCATCGATACCAATGGAAAAGCTTGGCGAAAATGAGAAGCTGCCGGCTGAGCGAAAGGACACCGGCCGCAAGACTGAGCAGCAGCAGCGGCGGCGGGACACCCGGCAGGATGACGATCGCCGCCAGCAGAACGATCAGCAGGATGGTGACCGCGATGGAGACCAGCCGACCGGTGGGGCCGAGCAGGAAGCTGCCGCATATCGTGCCGGCCGCGAGGCCCGCTCGAAGGAGATGAGCCGAAAGGCGATCCCGGCTGAATACAAGAAAGAAGAAGCGTTGACGGCCGCCTGGCTCGAAGGCTTCGACGCGGAGGGGAATTGATATGGATATCGCCCCTCTCTCCATCTTCCGACTTTGCGACACCGAGACGACCGGCTTTCCGCCGCGCGCCGAGATTTGCGAAATCGGGTGGGTCGACTTCGTTCTCTATCCAGATGGCTGGAAGATTGAAGGAGAGCACCAGAGCAGGTTCGTCAACCCGGGCCACCCGATCCCGGCAAAATGCACTGAGATCCACGGCATTTCCGATGACATGGTTGTGAATGGCATGGACCCGAATGACGCTAGGGCGTTGTTGTCGCGTGGCGCAACCATCCTCGGTGCTCATAACGTCGCCTTCGACAAACAGTTCGTCCGATCGCCGCTTCCGTGGATCTGCACGCTCGAATGCGCTCGCCACGTCTGGCCGCAAGCGCCGAACCACAAGAACGAAACGCTAAAAAGCTACCTCGGCATCGAGGTCGAGGGCGAGGCGCACCGCGCTGGCTACGATGCCGCCGTCTCTGCCGGCATCTTCCTGCAATTGATCAAGCACCTGACGATCGAAGAGATGCTCGGCCTCTCTGACCCCGGCACTGTGCCGCTCAAGATGCCGTTCGGCGAGCACAGAGGAAAGCGATTTGCCGAGATCCCGGATGGCTATCTGTCCTGGATCCTCAGGTCCGACCTCCGCAAGGGCGTAAAGACGGCCGCTCAGAACGAGATCAACCGTCGAACCGCCGCCAAGGCGTCGGCGCCGACGGTGCGCCCACGCTCAAGCTCCTGGGATCGGGATTTCTGAAAATGCAATTCTCGCCCGTTCAATCCGCCGCCATCGATACCGTCGCCGGGTGGTTCTACTATGCCGCCGCCAAGCGGCCGATATTCCGGATCTTCGGTTTTGCTGGAACTGGAAAGACCACGCTCGCTCGGCACTTTGCCGAACAGGTGGATGGTCGCGTTCACTACGCGGCCTTCACCGGCAAGGCCGCGATGGTGATGCGGAAGAACGGTTGCGAAGGCGCGACGACGATCCACTCGACGATCTACAAGGTTGACGTCGACGAGGAGACCGGCCGGACCAAATTCAAGAAACGGCCGAAGTTCGATCTGGAAGGCGTCAAGCTCTTCATTATCGACGAGTGCTCGATGGTCGACGAGGACCTCGGCAAAGATCTCCTGTCGTTCGGGATCCCGGTTCTTGTCCTTGGCGATCCGGCCCAGCTGCCACCCGTCAACGGCGGTGGCTTTTTCACCAACGCCGAGCCGGACGTGATGCTGACGGAGATCCACCGGCAGGCGGCGGAAAACCCGATCCTGCGCGCGGCGACAGCGGTGCGCGAGGGCAGACCAATCAAGCATGGCGACTTCGGCGCGCTCCGGATCATCCGGCGTGAAGACGTGAATCCCTACTTGGTGACATCGGTCGACCAGGTGCTGGTTGGTATGAACAAGACGAGGACCGCCTACAACGAACGTCTGCGCGAGGTCGCCGGCTTCGACAGCCCGATGCCGCAAAACGGCGACATCCTGGTCGCCCTGAAGAACGATTCCACGCTCGGCATTTTCAACGGCGGGCTCTGGAAGGTTCTCGATCTGAACAAGCGGCCGCGTGGGTCGCTGAACGATCATTGCGTCCACATGTGCGTGAAGTCGCTCGACTTCGACAACGCCGCGCCTGTCGACGTCCGCGTGCGAGAGGAATTCTTCCTTGGCAGAGGCAATGAAGTTGATTGGAAAGAACGTCGGGGCACCCAGGAGTTCGACTTCGGCTATGCCCTGACCGTCCACAAATCCCAGGGCAGCCAGTGGCAGAACGTCTGCCTGTTCGACGAAAGCTCGACCTTTGGCGCCGATCGCGGCCGCCATCTCTACACCGGCATCACCCGGGCATCCGAAACTCTTACGATTGTGATGTGAACCATGAGCCCCACAGCTTATCCCCTCACCTGGCCGCATAACATTCCGAGGACGGAAAACAAGGCAGCATCGAAGTTTAAGACCGGCCTGCCGGCGGCGCTCAAGAACGTGCGCAGCTCGCTTCAGCTGTTTGCCACGGACTCCGGCAAGAAGGTCGAAGGCATCACCATCTCGTCGAACGTGACGCTCGGCGTCGACCGGCCGGACGATCCCGGCGTTGCTGTATGGTTCACCTGGGACGGCATGTCAGTCTGCATCGCGGTCGACCGCTATCCGAAGGTCGAGGACAACGTCCAGGCCATCTATCACATCATCGATGGCCGGCGCACCGAACTGCGCCACGGCGGCCTGCACATCGTGAAGGCAACGTTCACCGGCCTGCTTGCGCTGCCGGCGCCGGGCCATCGTAGCTGGCGCGAGGTCCTCGGCTTCGGCGGCCTGGATCCTGTCAATCCGGATTGGATTGCGGATGCGTATCGCAAGCTCTCGCGAGAGCGGCATCCTGATCAACCGGGTGGTTCGCATGATGCCATGGCGGAGCTGAACCGCGCCCGCGCTGACGCTCTTCGGGAGATCGGCTCTTGAGCAAACCTCCGAAAACCCCGGCCGAGTGGCTGACTTTCCTCGCCGACCTCGCCGAGCAGCACACGCTGCGCACTATCACGACGGAAGGCGCATTCCTTCAGCTCAGTCTTATCGAGTTTCTACGGTCAGCCGGATCTAGCGGCACGTCGCCGCTCGATCTGCAGTCTGACCTGCTGACCCTGCTCCCCAGATTCTGCAACGCCCTGCTTCAGGCCGAGCACGCTGGCGCGGCCTGTCGCGTCTGCTCCACCAACCTTGCCCACATGCTTTTTTCAGAGATCACGAGAGACATGAACGAAATCTCAAATCGACAGGAAACGGGAGGGCTGCACTGATGGCCGGCTCTCTCAACAAAGTATGCCTTCTCGGCAACCTCGGTGCCGATCCCGAGATCCGCCGCACCCAGAGCGGCAATGCAAATGCCTCCTTCAGTATCGCCACTTCTGAAAGCTGGCGCGATCGCAATACGGGCGAAAAGAAGGAAAAGACCGACTGGCACAACGTCGTCATATGGAACGAAGGCTTGGTGAAAGTCGCAGAGCAATATCTGCACAAGGGCTCGAAGATCTACATCGAGGGCAAGCTACAGACCCGAAAATGGCAGGACCAGAGCGGCGCCGATCGATACACGACTGAAGTGGTTCTGCAGTTCGACGCCAAGCTGGTGATGCTTTCCGGCCGCGATGACAACGCCGGCGGCGATAGCAGGCGCGACGATCGCGGATCCGCCCGCGGAAATGGAAACGGCGGCGGCCGGTCGAACGGCCAGGGCGCCAATGATGGGTACGCCAACTATGGCGGTGGCGGCTCGGGCGGCAATTTCTCCCGCGATCTCGATGACGACATCCCATTCGAAATGCCTTGGAGGTGACGATGAACGACCTGACGGTTTCCGAACGCGTGGTCGTTCGAATGATCGAGGCGGCATGGAGCGCATATCTCGCCCTGCCACATGAACGTGACGACGAGGCCATGGAGTTCCGGCGCAAGCTGGATGACGCCGCGGCCGTCGTGAAGATGCGGCCCGCTCGTCGATCGGCGGCTGAAGCCGAGTTTGGGAGGGACCATGGCTGAGCCCGCAGTCACCATCGGTGCCTCGCCGACCGACGTTTTCCCGGAACCGGCCTGCTCGTTCTGTGGAACTCCCGCCGGCAACTGCCGGGTTTTGATCGCCAACCGTCTCCGGACAGCCTTCGTCTGCGAGATCTGCGCGCCGATTGTCGCCGCGCAGGTTCGCGACACCATCGCCAAGCAAGACCAGCAGGCCGGGAGGGCTGAGTAATGCAGATCGGGATAATCCAGGGACACACACGCATCATCGGGAAATCCCAGGGCTACCTTGGCCTCCCGCTGCGCGACATCGTCACCAACGACACCGTCAACGGTCCAGAGACGCCGGCGATGGAAACCGCGTGGATCCCCGACCCCGCCGAGATCGCGGCGATCGTCGCCGGAGCGCCGATAATCCTGCGCATCCTTGGCGTCTCTCACCCACCTGTCATGATTTACACCGGCGAGGTGCCTCCCAATGACTGACGACCGCCTGAAGGAGAACGGCATTGGTTGAGATCAACGCCAGCCAGCTCGCTGCTTTCAAGAGCGCCTTCTACAACAACACTGGCGACGATACCGACGACCCTTTTGTCAAGGCATTCGAAGCAATGGGCTGGTCAGCGTCCTCGACCGAACGTCGCCCCTCTGGAGATCCTGATCCTTGGCTGGCTCAAGATCTAATCCCCGGCCGGGCCTACGAAAGCATCCACTTCGGCACAGTCACCTATGTGGGGATCGACTTCTATTGCGGTGAATCCACCCATCAATTTCAGGTGGGGAGGATGCAAAGCCGATACTGGAAAACGGAGAAGCTCGGAGAATTCCTTAAGCCCAAGCGTCCGTCAGAACTTCTTCAGGCCGCCCGAGCGGTCGTCGACGCGCTCTTCCAGACGCCCGAGCACGTCGAGGCCATGCGGCGGCTGCGCGCCGCCGTGGAGAGCCTGTCATGACGAAGTTAGAAACTGACGTCCTTGCGGCCTTGGCTACTCCAACCGCCTCCGATCGTCGGCGGATCGCCATCGGTTGCCCCATCGACCCTTACGATTCGGCCAAGCCGGGTCACATAGAGCAGAACGGCCAGCGAGACCGACACCGCGAACCAGATGCCGAACGCCGCCAATGGGATCATCAGCGCCCGGCTGTCGAGCGGCTGCGCAAATCTCAGGGCGCCAAAGGTGATGATCACCAGGGCGACCGTGAACAGGAAGTAGAGAATACGGACAACCAAGCCGAGGAAACCTGGTTTCTGCACCCTGAGGAGATTTCCGCAATGAACGCATGTCATCGCAGTGCTGGAAACCTTTCCTTGGCAATCCCTGCAGACCAGCAGCGCCATTTGATACTCCCTACAACCCCGGCACTCACAGAAGATGGCCGAGTTTCTGTGGCGGAGCAATAGGATGAACGCCGTCGCTCAGAAATTGAAAGACCTCGCCCGCATTAATCGCCTCGGCGGCAAAGGTGCGCTGGCCGACGCGCTGGATGAAGCGGTGGAGATGCTCACCGAAGCCGAAGTGCTCATTCGCGATTTCCCCTTCCTGATTTTTCGCACGCCCGGCTCGCGTTCGGTCGTCGGCGCCTCCGAAAGCGGCGAATACGCCTATCGCCTTGGCGAATGGGCGCGCCGGCGAGACCTATTCCTGCAAAAGGGAACCAAGAAATGACCGCCATCCCCGTCGAGCGATATATGTTCACCGTCGACGAAGTCGTTGCCGCCATCCTTCCAAACGTCGGCCGTGCGCGCGAGCTAGAGCTGCGCGTCGATGCCGATGGCTATGTCGTGATTGATGTCGTCGCCCCGGTCGCCCCGGCCGAGCCGCTCGCTCAAAAGCAGGAGATACCGGCTGACGATGATACCTTCCCCGCCAATCGGCCTTCGCAAGCCGCCCAACCGGCGAGCGCCGAGCCAGGTCCGAAGGAATCTGAAGCCAGGATCCTTTGCAGCACGCCGCTCTTCCGTGCTTTTCTGGAAGTGAAGACGGAGGAGGCTGCAGCCAAGATCCTGGTCGAGCGCTGCCATGTGCAGCGTCTCGCCGATCTCGATCGCACCCGGTCGAACGGAATGAACTTGCGCCACGTCGTTGAGGAGTTCGAAGCGTGGAAAATCACCTGAAGGCAGATGATGCCATCCCTCACCTGGCGAACTGCCGCTGCGGATCCGAGCCGGTCCCTGAATACGGACCGACTTCGATCGTTGCCTGCCCCAATTGCTCAGAGTTCGTCGCTGTCACGACGCCGAGGTTCTTTGCCGATCCGTGGCAGCGCGAGCATGAGATTTGGCGAGCGGTATCGGCGTGGGACGCGCTACAGCGCGCACCTGTGGATAAACCCGGTGGAAAACGGGGATAACATGGCAAAGCATGCTGAAATCCCTGTCGGGTGCTGGCCTGCTGTGCTCCGCGACGAGCATGCGGCCGCCTATGTCGGCGAGAGGACTGTCGAGGCTTTCATAAGCCGTGTCGGCACGGTCTGGCCCAAGCCGTTCATCGAAACGGGCAGCGGCAAGGGCAAATTTAGAGCGTGGCGGAAGATCGACCTGGACAAGGCTATTGGCGGAAACGTCGAAAGCGCAAACCTGGAAGCGTGGTGATGGTACCGATCACCTTGCCGGCATACACCTCGTTCAAACCTCTCGCCAATGGCGACATCGGCTATTATTGGACCTGTCCGTCTCTCTATCGAAAGGCCGGGTGCCCCTATACCGCCGCTCCGTTGGGCAAAAACCTATCGCAGCAGGAGCTGAAGGACGCCGCAGGCGTTTGGAACGACCGTCTGGAGCAATGGCGCACGGAAAAGGGAAACGCGCGTGCTGAGCCAGATATGAGCCGCTACGGCACCGTCGAGTGGTTGGTGGAGGTCTACCTTAAGCATCCCTCGTTCCTCGAGCGCGTTGGCGAGTTCAGCCGGCCAGATTACGATCGGATATTTGCCCGAGTCTGCGACACGATGATTGAAAAGTCCGATGGCACGAAAGCGCGGGTTGGCGTCGGCAAGATCGCAAACATTGCTGTCAGCACCGCTGAGAAAATTTATGCCGAGTTCGGTGCCACACGCACCGGCGAAAAGGTTCTTACCTACTGCAAGGCGATGTGGGCGCGGATGAAGCCCCATCACCCGCAGCTCTTCCGATCTGATACTCCGAATCCATGGGAGGGCGTGACACTCAAGCGGCGGGTGAAGAAGAAGAAAGGCCATGTGGACCGAGAAACGGTCTACGCCTTTGCCAACGGCGCGGTCGAGCATGGCCGGGGAGAGTTGGCCGCCGCGGCCGTGCTGGCGTTCGAATGGCTCATGCGCCCATCGTCGATCGGCGCGGGCTACGCGCCTTGGACCGGTTACCGTGCCTCCGACCATCCCGATAAGATTCGCTTGAAACACCGTAAGACGGACGAGCTCGCTTTGCACCCGCTGGAATATGCAGACGAGGAAACCGGAGAACTGGTCAAGCTTTATGACGACGCCGAGAAGGTCCTCGCGAAGACGCCGCGCTACGGGACCTCGATCGTGACGAAAAAGAACGGCCAGCTTTTCGGCGACGGAACGTTTCTTGCGCACGAGGTTCGTGAGATGGCGGATAAACTGAGGGAGGAAGGAAAGCCGGTCCCGGCCGGCTTCAGCCTGGACAAGTGCCGTCATGGCGGCATGACCGAGCTCGAGGAGATGGGGCTGACTGAGGGACAAGGCCGAGTGCTGTCAAAGCACAAAACGGCGGCAGCATATCGCGGCTATGCGAAGGAGACGGAAAAGCGCGTCTTGGAGGCCACTAAGGCGAGGTTTGGCCGTTCTGAACAGCCGAAAAATATGAATGAAATCAAGGGCAGAAAAATAGGAAAAAACGCCTGATTTCGCGTTCTTATTCAGAACGCCCATTGATTTTGCTCAGTTTGCGGGGATTTGCAGTCCTCTGCGTCACCACTCCGCCACGAGGCCTCACGCGCTCGTTATCTGAGCCGTGGCGAGCGTTTAGAATGATCGTAAGGAAATCGCAAGAGGGCATTTCGGAAAAACGCCATTCCGCAGTTGCTGAAACGAGCATTTTTCCATCGCCAAACGGAGTGGGCGCAGGCTGGAATTTTCACGGCCGTGACGATGCCCCATTTCCTGCCAATGATTGCATTTGAAACAAATTCTTGACTTGACTTCGATCATCGTCCGGGCCTCAATTATCCTCGGGAGGGTATAGGAGCTTGCGATGGATTGGGCTGCCCTCAAATCGAAGCACGTGCATGCGGCATTCGATGCCGAAACCCGGGATCTGCATGTAAAATTCCCCGGTTCTCCGCCGGTGAAACATGCAAATATTCCGCTGCACGTCTACCAGAACCTGCTGGAAACGGATGATCCGCACTTCTATTACAAATACTATATAGCGCCGTCTCGCGTATCACCGGGCCGTCGACAACCGGTCTCCGTGGCATCCTACGCAGTGAAGCTCGTCCTCCTCCTTGCCGCTTGCAGCTTGTTGCTGGCGACCAGCCTCGATCCGGACCATGGCGGGGTTTTCGAGGAAAGCGAACTCAGATCCAACTAGACGCGACTTTGCATAGGCAGAACGCCCCGGTTAACTTCAGGGCCTGCGACTAGTCGGCTGCTTCCGGCGTCGAAATTGTCGCTCCTGTTCTGAGAACGGTAGCGCCGGTTGTCCCGCTCGCGGTCGTTCCTCCCATCACGCTCATTCCGGCCGTTGAAATTGCGATAGTTGCGAGGCCCGTTGTAGCTGCCGCCTTGGCCGTGATCGACCACGCAGCCTTCGGGCCGACGGCAGATGCCACGGGCGTCGAAACCGCCGCTGTCGACACCCTGGGCCTCGGCGGGCGCGCCGGAGAGAATGCTCGCCGCTGACAGGACAACCACAAAAAATAGCTTCAT